AAAAAAGGTATCTTCAATAAAGATCCTAAAGTTTATTATACACCTGCCGATGTTAAGAAAGATACATCTGGGGACTTACAAGCAAAGCTATTAATTTGCTTGAAATATTTACCCAAGATTCTACCAGATCGTGGTATCTTTCAAGGAGACTTAATGTGGGCAGGTCGTAATGACTTAAAATTAAAAGATATAGATGGTCAGTCTATGGTGACTTTTCAACCTAATACTATCGTCTATGCTGTTCCTGCTATATCAGGATTATCAAATGTTATTCGTCGTGCTCATATGGGTATCGTCTGGCATACTGAATATACTGGAAATACATTCGATACTCTTAGAGCATCGTTTGGTAAAAACATTGCTAAGAAAATGAAACAACCTGGAATACTAGGTGGCGATGTTTGGTTTGATGATGCTACTTATAAAGATGTATCAGGTCAAGCATCTATGACTGCTAAAGAAACAGCTGAGTTTACTAAGCAACTATCTGCTATCGGTACTCAGTTTAGAAAAGTAAATGCTAATATATTGAACAGTATTAATGCTAATAAAGATTTGCTTATCAATATCAAGGCATTTAACAATACTAAGATAAAAGCAGGGAAAAGGATTACCAACCCAAGCCAGCATGTGACGCAAATGTTTCATTATATTGCTAACAAGTATAAGAAAGAAATAGATAGCAAGAAAACTGAAGCTGGTAAGAATACTTGGAAAGCTAAAAAGAATGATGTACTGTCATTTTTTATAAATGACAAACAAAAAATCGTTGAGATATTTAAGCTGATGAATATGATGGTGGATGCAAAGCAAACACTAATCAATAAAATGAACCAAATTGGATCTATGAAAACTTTTGTAAGGACTCGCAATGGGTTTAAAGTGACAGGAGTTGAGGGTTATGTGGCTATTGACAAGATGTCAGGGAAAGCTGTAAAACTGGTAGATAGACTTGAGTTCTCTCGCCTGAATTTTTCTCCTGAAATATTGAAAGGTTGGAATAAATAAATACCTAAATATAGGTATATTTAATCGATGGGACAAATAAATGAAAGACTTTAAAACACTTCTTAATGAAGTGCCTGCTAAAAAAATGGTCATAGGGTTTGGAAGATTTAATCCTCCAACCACTGGTCACGAATTACTTATCAATAAGGTGACCCAGTATGCTCGTTCAAAAGGCAGTCCCTCCAAAATATATGTCACAGCTACTGAAGACAAAAAGAAAAACCCACTAAAACAAGAACGCAAAATCTATTACATGAAAAGGATGTTCGGTGTGAACGCTCCTTTCGTGCCAACGAAGTCGCCTAATCAAAGAACAATTATAGAAGTAGCAAAGTATCTCAATACAAAAGAAAAGATTACTGAACTAACACTTATTGCTGGTAGTGATAGGATTGCTGAATACAAGAGATTACTCAACCAATATAATGGTAAAGATTACAACTTTGATAAGATAACTGTATTATCTTCTGGTCGTAGAGACCCTGACTCAGATATGGCTGAGGGAATGTCAGCTACTAAAATGAGAACTGCTGCCAGTTCTGGTAAATTTACTGACTTCAAACGAGGTATCCCTCGTAGAATGACTATGGCTGATAGTAAAAGATTATTTAACGAAGTACGCAAAGGCATGGGTCTGCCACCAATTAGAGAAGAAGTAATTCTACCAACATCTCAACTAAGAGAAGATTATGTAGCGAAGAAGATATTTAATGTCGGAGCAGTAGTTGAAGACGCTGATGGTGTATATGAAGTTATGGATCGTGGGGCAAATTATATTAGTGTATCTGACGAAGATGGCAATGTATCCAAAAAATGGCTACACGAAGTTCGTCAGATCGCCGAAACTAATACTGTAAATGACTATCATTATAATGATGAATTGGTATTTAAAGGGTTTACTACAGAACACTTCCATAATTACTACGAAATAAAAGATAAGTTTCTAGATTTATTTGAAAGTGATAAAGATCCTGTTGCTGTGCTTACATGCTTAAAACTTGTCGACCAGTCATTAAAGATATTAGAGGAAGCTAAGTCTAGAGGATACGCACTAATGGAAGAAGTTGGTGCTGATTCTATCATAAAAATGAAATTGTCAGACTCCCTAAATAATATAGGAGAGTTAGAAAGACATGACTACTTAGACCAAATAAATGCCGACTTGGCTGACTTACTCTCTAAGGAACCAAATATGAGAAAAGATTTAGAAGAACAAAAGAACTTAAAAATTGACCCACAGAATAAATTTAGATTTACTTCTGCTGATAGGATTAAGGTCGCTAGAATTATTGCTGGTTCAATGGGTGTTGATAACCCTGAGAAAATGTCAAACCCAACTCAACTTATAAACTTTGGTCTTAGAAAACTAAGAACGAAAAGAGTCACTCCTGAGTTTGCTGAAATCGTAAAGAAAATGCTACAGACTGCTAAAACTGCAGGAATAGATTACGATCGTCAATATTTACCAGCTATTATGAGACAAGGGAAGTTCGCAGTAGAAAACAAATCATTTAAAGATTTTATGAGCGAAGTATCTGGCTCAGGTGTAGATCCTATCGTATTACAACTTAGAAAAAATATTAATCTAAAAGGTAATTATACATTCGAATTTAATGATGGCTCAAAAGGTAAAATGTCTCCTGGAGCATCTGAAGGAATCTTAAACAAATACGATTCGCTAAGAAGACCTGCTCAAAAATTAAATGTGTCAAGAGGTATGGGTAAATCCATGAAATCTCTAAAAGATACATTATCAAACTGGGATTCTGTTGCTAATAAAGAAGATCCTAAAGCTAAGAAGTCTGGTAGAGATGAACCACTTCGTGGTGTAAAGAATCCTATGGATGAAGCTGACCAATATTATAAAGGTGTATCTTCTAAAGATAAAAAAGCAAGGAAGGCAGAGTTTGAAAAAGATTCTAAAAAAGATGATAGCGATCCTACCAAGTACGATCCTGCTGCTGGAGATCTAGATAAAAAAGGCGATTTTAAGAAAACAAAAAAATCTAAACATACACTTAAATACCATAAAAAGTATGGCGACCCAGAAGAACAAAACGAAGCATGGTTAAAAACTATTGAAGATTTAACAGCTTTCTGGGATGAAGATGTAAAAGCCACAAAAGAAAGAATTAAAAAAGAAAAAGAAGCAGATAAAATGAAGCATGATAAAATGATGGATCGTGCTAGAACTCAAGATGCTCAGAAGAAAAACAGGGAAACAAAACCTGGAGTGAAGAAAGAAGAGTCTGAAGGCAAAGATGGTATCATGGGTGTAGGTAAAAATGTCACTCGTAAAGTTAGGCAAGGTCTAAGAGCAGAACTTATGATGCGTATGGCTATGACTAAAAAGAAAATGGCGAAAGCTGATAAAGGGTCAAAAGAGTTTGATGAACTTTATGCTGAATATAAAAAGTGTAAAGATAGAATGAAAAATCTTCCTGGAGTAGAGGGTGCTAATGAGCAGAAAATATGGGAAGTAAAACGACCAAGTGTAGATGAAGTAGATCCTTCTAGTAATTTTAATATTGCTAAGTCTATTATGTCTTACCAAGATTACAAAAAGATGTTAAAACTAGCTGGTGGTATTGAAAAGAGAAAAGTAGATGGCACTATGGAAGTTGACAGTAAAGCTACTCGCGATGAAAAGATAATGAAACAAGTTATCGATGAAGATTGGTTAGAAGAAAACACAGCTGTAGCAAAGAAAGCTAAGAAGTCTGGTATTCCTAAAGGTATATTAATGCAGGTTTACAAAAGAGGAATGGCTGCATATGGTACAGGGCATCGTCCAGGAGCATCTCAACAACAATGGGCACTCGCTCGTGTAAATAGTTTCATTGGTAAAGGTAAAGGAACTTGGGGCAAAGCTGATAAAGATCTTGCAGATAAAGCAAGGTCAGCAATGAGTGATGAAGTAGAGCCAAATAAGAAAAAGAAAAAAGGCGATGTTGAATTAAAAGAACAAAAAAAGAACTGTGGGTGTGGCAAAGACCCATGTGAAACTTATGGCGATATACCAGAAGAAAAGGAAATGACTGATGCCCAAATGAAAAAACGAGAAGATATCGTTAAGGGCATGAAAGATAAAACTGCTGATTTTAAAAAGCGATATGGTAAAGATTATAAAGATGTAATGTATGCTACAGCTACTAAGATGGCTATGAAAGAAGAAGCTGATGGCGAACCGATGACTAAAATAGAAATCGATAAGCCAGTAGAAACTGAAGATAAACCAAAAGCTGATAAGATTAAAAAAAAATCAGGAACACCTAAGTCTGACGACCCATATGATTTAGAAGTATTTGTAGCTGACCCAAAAGCTGACGCAATGCTTGACGATCTTAACGATGATGAAATCGAAAATGTGGTCAATATGTTTGACCCTGAGCAAGATCCAATAAATGGTAAACTAGATATCTTTGACTTATATGATGATGAAGAACTAGCATTAGAAGTTGAAGATGAAGAAGGCGAAGTCACTCAAGAAAACTTTGAATATCTTGAGGGTGATTTAGAACAACAGCTGAACGAAGTACTAAGTAGAACTGAAAGAATTAAAAACCGAGTAAGAGTTAGAAGAACTAAGGCAAGGAGAGCAAGAAGTTTACGAATCGCTCTTAGACGACACTCTTCTACACAGGTTATAAATAGTAGAGCAAGAAGATTAGCAGTAAAATTACTGAAAAGAAGATTCTTTAAAAAGGCACCTAATCAACTATCTGTAGGTGAAAGGGAAAGAGCCGAAGCAAGAATCGCTAAAATGCGTCATGTAGTAAAAAGGATTGCCCTAAAACTAGCACCTCGTGTTAGGCAGATGGAAAAGAAAAGACTACATGGTAGAAAATCTGTAAAACCTGCTCAAAAATTTAAATCGGCACTGGCTGGTGGTAGAATTAGAACTGCCAAAAAACAAACAGGTCGTAAAACTGTAGGCAACTATGTTGGTCAAAGATCTAAAAGTAAAAAAGGTTATGGTGGGGCAACTGGTAAAGCATATGGTGGAGTTAGGAAAAAATAATGAAAACTTTTAAGGAACATAGAGAAGATAACATAGACGCAGTATGCGAAGCTATGGAACTTCCTACATTAGAAGAAGCTAAGTATCAAGGCAAAACTGTCACACTTAACGATCCTATTCGTACTTCTGAAAATCCTAACAAAAAATTTAAGGTATATGTAAAAGGTCCAAAAGGTAATGTCGTTGTTGTACGATTCGGAGATCCGAACCTAAGTATTAAAAGGGACGATCCTAAAAGGAGAAAAAGTTTCAGAGCAAGACATGGGTGTGATAATCCAGGTCCAAAATGGAAAGCGAAATATTGGTCATGCTATCAGTGGAGAGCAGGTGCCAAAGTAAATAGTTAATTACATTAACAAAGTGGAGATAATATGAGTAGTGAAAAGAATGGTCCAGTGGACATCCCAGAAACTGACGAACAATGGGATGAACTTATAAACGAAGCAGATGTAGAAGAACATCTGGCACAACAAAAACAACTAGAGGAAGAAATGAAAAGTGGGTTGACAAAACCTACAGAATCAAACCCTAGTGTAAATCCTTATAGTACAGATCCTAATGCACCTCTTCCTGAGGGTGTGCTTAAAAGAGTTATGGGTATGGCTATTCCTACTAGAGAAAAACAACTAGAGGATTATGAGAAATATAAGGAAGCAACTGCTAAAACAACTGACAAATCCAAAGTAGATTGGGCGATTGAACAGATTGGCGATAATAATTTAGAAGGTGCTCAAGAATGGCTAAAAGAAAATAAACAAGAGATTGATGAAAATAAAAGGTTGACAATTACCGAAGGACAAGCTGTTCAAGTACACTATGTTAAATTCTTATCAGAAGAAGAGTTTGAGAAAAAAATTATTGAAGGTTTGGCTGAGATTAAACAGCTAGAAGTATCTGAGATTATGGAAGCTGGTGGTATGGATGCTCACCTCGTAAGGGATTTAGATATTGATTCGCTTGATGCTATCGAACTAATTATGGATGCTGAGGATATGCTTGGTGCCCAAATCGAAAATACTGAGATTATGTGGGTCAAAACCCTTAGAGATATCTTTGAAGTTATTAAGTATAAGATCGAAAATGATAATATGCCTTATCCTATACCTGAATTCGACGAAGAAGATATTATCTTTAGACCAACTACAGATACAGTAGATGGTAAAGAAGTACATTCAGGCAACTCTGCTTATAAACAATTCATGGCAGGGACTGATGAAAAGCATCGTATGGAAACTGATATAGACAAATATCTCGAAGAAGAAGAGGAAAGAGAGAAAAAATTGCGTGACCTTTTAGACGATGATGACGATGATTTATCAGTTGGACACAACAAATAATGGATTATCTTGCATTATATGAGTCCGAAAGGCAAAAAGTACTAGAACTTGAAGGTAAAATTCGAGAACTAGAAAGTAAAATAGAACTAAATAATAGTAAATTCAACAATGAAGGAGAACGAAATGATTAATGAAGATGAGAAAGTGGCTGTAGAGAATGAAACTCCAGAAGCTACTCAGGAAACTGAAGCACCTGTAGAAACTCCAGCAGAAGAGCCAAAAGCTGAAACTCCAGCTGAAGCACCTGCTGAAGAACCAAAAGCTGAGGAAACTCCTGCTGAAGAAAAACCAGCAGAGCAACCAAAAACTTATGGTGATAGACTACAAGCTGCAGCAGTGAGAGAGCTAGACAATTTAATTAAGTAAAGGGTACTAATATGTCAGAAGTTTTAGGATATCAAGAGTTTATGGAAGCATTGGATTCAGTGAATTCAAAAGCTGTAAAGAAAAAATTTAAAGATAGAAAAGACAAGGATATCGACAACGATGGCGATGTCGATGCTTCTGACAAATATCTTCACAAAAGACGCAAAGCTGTTTCTAAGGCTGTCAAAAACGAAGACATGATGAAACCTATGACCTCTGCTGAAAGAGCAAAGGAAATGCAAAAGAAAGCTAACAAAGTGAAAAGGGATGCGGAAGCAAAACTTAAGAAAGCAAAAGGCATAACCATGGGAGAAAAACTTGACAATAAAGATAAGAAAGTTGTCAAAGATGTAGTAAAAGCATTAAAAGGTGCAACTAAAGCACATTCAGGTCAAGCTAAAGAATTAGAAAAAGCTATGAAAACTGAAGGTAAGTATGCAAAATATTCAGATTTACTTTTAAAGAAGCAACGCATGAGAAAAATGGGTCAAAACACTATGGTGGTTGATAAAGAAATAGAAGCTGAAAAGAAAAAAATTCAAGCAGGTGGTATGAAAAAAGAATCGCTTGATGAAACAATCAGAAACTATGGTGACTTGAGAAAAATGCTGGACCAAAAAGCTAGAATGAAAGCTATGGGACAGAATATTGATTCTATTAGTGACAAAATTAAAAAAGCCAGAATAGAATATGGCAAAATGCTCAACAAAGAATCACTTGATGAAGAAATGCCAGCAGCATTTAAAGCCATGCTTATCCAAAGAGATAAAATGAGAAAAGCAGGAAAGAATATTGATGCCATTAGTGACAAAATTAAAAAAGCAAGGCATGAATATATGAGAATGGCTCCCAATGCATTCAAGAAAGAAGAAGCAATAGACGAGAAAGGTCCTGGTCTGTATCATAATATAAATATGAAAAGAAAACGAGGAGAAAAAATGCGTAAAAAAGGTGAGAAGGGTGCACCTACAGAAAAAGATTTCGCTAGTGCTGCAAAAACTGCTAACGAAGAAAGAGAAAACTGTCATTCAAAAGACCATGACTGTGCTACTGTCGTAGAACATATTGTATGGGGATTCGGAAAGCCAGTTTATGAAAGTCACGCAGTACCAACTGACGATGGCTATGTTTCTTGGTATGATGTAGAATTCGAACATGGTGTTGAAAAAGAAGTACCAACTGAGGATTTAAAAATTTATACTACAGAAGACCATTCTAAGTATATGAAACCGAAATCTAAAAAATCAGTAAACGCACAAAAGAAAAAAGATAAAGACGAAATGATTGATGAAGGAGAATTCTCCGATGCAGAAATCGCTAAAGCTGTCGACATCGCTAAGAAGATGGCTGGACATAACTACACTGGTGCTACAAATGCAATTAATAAAATGAAAAAAGGATTAGCATCTAATGGAAAAGTTAAGTATGCTTTGAAAAAAGCAGCAGAAAGTTTTGAGACCTTTAATGGTCTAACTATATCAGAAGTTGAAGAGATCGTTTCAGATCTTACCGACTCTGCCCATGACTACATTAAGTTGGTGGAAGATGGAGACTTAGAGTCCGTCAACGAGCCAAAAGTTGAGCCAGTCAAAGGGATGCCCTTATCATATAAACAATTTCAATCTAAAATAGGAGACTAATATGGCAATGTGGGGAGACTCTGATTCGCATGTGAATCGACCAAACTGGCTAGAAGTTGGGCAAATTAAAAAATTAAATGTGACTACTTTAGGAAGTGGATATGGTTCCGCTCCTTCAGTCGCAATTGCTGCCCCAGCATCTGGCACTCAAGCAACTGGAACTGGAGTATTATCTGGTTCTACTCTTGCTTCAATTACAATTACAGATCCAGGAGACGGATATGTAGCAGGTGATGCTGCTGGTGTGACAATTGCTGCACCAACATCTAATACTGTTGCTACTTCTGCTGTCACTACTGCATCTGATACAATCACAACTGGAACGCATAACTTAAATACAGGTGATGCTGTTATATATGCTAATGGTGGTGGTACTGATATCACTGGATTAACTGGTGGTACAACTTACTTCGTAATTAAAGTTGACGCAACTAATATTAAAGTTGCTACTAACAAAACTAATGCCGAAGCTGGAACTGCAATCGCAATTTCTGGTACAGGTAATAACGCACAAACTTTCGCTGGTGTACAAGCTGTCGCAAGTGTCGTAAAAGCAGGAAACAAATATGCTGCTGCGGACATTATGTTCGTTGATACTGACGAAGCACAACTTGCTCAAAACAAAGCAAGAGGTATTACTGGTGCTGGTTGGTGGACAATTAAATCTGGCAAACAAGACTCAGATGGTAATACAAGATACCAAGCTGAATGTATAGTTGCTATGGCTCGTACTGCTGCTCAAGCAGGTGACGATGCTGCTGATGATGCTTCTGTATCTGATGCTGCTAACTCATTCGCTATAACAGTACAACCTGCTGCAATGACTACATCAAGTGGAAATGCAACAATTACTCTAACTACTGGATCAGTCGTAGGTACGATTGGTGCACTCAACTACAAGTGGCAAAGACAAACAGCTACTGGAACTCGTTGGGTTGACATCGCTGCTGGTACTGATGGTGGAATCTACGCAGACTTCGCTACTGCTACATTAGCAGTATCTGGTGTGACTGATACTACTCACAATGGTAAGAAGTACAGAGTAAAAGTGAACAGTGCTAATGGTGCACCAGAGCAAGTCTCTAATGGTGTAGCTACACTTACTTTCGGATCTTAATAACCGAATAACATAAACCTAGAACTGTGGGAGGGTTGTAAAAAACCCTCCCTATTCTGCAAATATAAAATAGGAGTAAAATTATGGCAGACCAAAAAATTTCAGAACTAGTCGCAGCAACCTCTGCTGCAGGTGCCGATCTCTTGAATATCGTTCAAGGTGGCTCTAATAAAAAACTAACAGTCGCAAATCTATTCGCAAACTTAGACACCCCAGTTATTATTAACGAATCTGGTGGTGACCAAGACACTCGTGTCGAAGGATTAAACGACAACAATCTATTATATGTAGATGCTTCAACTGACCGAGTTGGTGTAGGAGTAGCAACTCCAACACAGAAACTTGATGTAAATGGGGATGTAGCAATCAGTGGTGGTAGTTTATACCTATCGCAAACTGCTCAGTCTTCAACAGGAACATCTACTGCCGACTTAACTAAAGCTGTGACCGAACTTACTTTGTCATCTGGTTCAGATGCTGCGTCACTTGCTAATGGTACAGTTGGGCAAGTTAAAATTTTTGTAGTAGTTGGTGGTTCAGGATCTTGTGTCCTTACACCTACAACATTAAATGGTGGTACTACTATAACATTCAATGCAGTTGGTGACGCAGTCACTTTACTGTATGTTGCTACTGTAGGGTGGAGTGTTATTGGCTCTAACTCTGTAGTTGTAAACTAATATATTATTTTTAGGAGATAATTATGGCAGATTATGATGTTAATGCGAAACTTGATGGATACAGAGATTCTCTAAAGAAAAAAGAAGAGATCCTTATTCAACTTAATCAAGGTGTGGTTAATACTCAAGCTGAGATGAACATGTTGACTGGTGCGATTCAAGCATTAGAAGATATTGTAAAATTTCAAACTGAAGAACCAAAGAAGAGCAATGATAAAAAAACTGACAGAAAATAACTTTCTTCAGTTTGCTCTAAATAATTACGATAACCCTTCTTGTGCGACACTTGAAGAGTTTGAAAATGATTTAAAGAAGTTTTTATATCTTAACAAATTATTTCAAAGATATAAAAAGAACAAAGATCTAAGAGAAAGATTAATTTTAAATCATATAATCGTAATTTATAATTTATGGGGAGAAGCTGCAACTGATATGCTATTCTTCAAAGTGGATGAAGAAAGCTGGAATGCACTTATTGTATTCCTAACATATCTAGGCAGACTTCCCGAATATATTCCAGGAACATCCACTCGTTCCACAAGTTTAAATCACGATGAAAGCATCGTAGATATACTAAGAGAGATATGAGTAAAACAGTAGATAATATAATTGCTTATAGAATAATTTCTATGTTAGTAAAACCTTTTAAAGACACTGATGCTTTTAAAGAAGGTATTATTGACGAGAGAGGTAAGATCCTTAAGAAAGCTAACAAGCTGACTACTACTAAGGAAAAGAACGCATATACCTTTTTACATAGATTAATATTCAAACTAAAGCAGTTCGTAGAAAAAGCTCCTGGTGGTAAAACCAGACTGGGCTCACTTGCTGCAGCATATTATCTAATTCGTGAAGCATATGAAGGACAAGAGTCAGTACATATATTGCGTGAAAAATATGAAGACTTAATATCAAAAGATATTTCTCTATTAGAAGAAGAATTATTAGTCGAAGAAGTTATTGAACATCTATATTGGAATATGTTTAATATCGAAGCAAAGTCGCCTGCACAACAAGCAGCAATCGCAATCTCTATGAAAAAAGCTGGTAAAAAACCAAAAGACCAGACTGATGAAGAAGTTGCTGCAAACTCAGTGTCAGGTGGGGGAGTAGATTTATCCCCAACAGTTAGAATGAAAAAGGGTAGAAAGTTTGCTACATTTCAAGTATCAGGCGATGTCCTTAAAAAGTTTAAATCAGGGAAAAAGAAATATTCTAAATGGAAAGAGTATCTGAATATGTCAGATGATACACAATCTGCCATATATAATTATGCTCGTAAAAATCCGAAAGGTGTCATAGTCTTACAAACAAAAGAGGGTGATACTAAAGCAATAAGATTTAATAGAAATGGTGGAGGAAGTTGGAGACATATCAAAAGACCTGTAGCAAGGTCAGTTGGTAAAAGCACTATGCTTAACCAACCAAACGATATCGTAGTATCAACTACAGCATTATAATGTTTTCATTAATTACTATACTTGGGTGGATACCCACTTCAATTTATTTTGGTATTACAGCTGTTGGCTTAATAGGACTTGTAATAGTTTCTATTTTACCACTTATACCTAAAAGTTGGGGATTAGTTTTTGGATTATTATTTGGCGTCGGATCGTTTCTATTGGGTGCTGTTTGGACTAGTGGTCCGATTATCGAAGAGCTAAATAACATGAAAGAAGAAATGAAACTTATTGAAGCTGAAGCTGAAAAAGTTTCTAACGAGTTAGCTCAAGAATATGAAGCAGACAGCAATAGAATAACAAGTAATGGAAATAAAATAAGTGAGAAGGTCAATGAACTACTTAATGAAAACGATGATGCTCAGTGTAGTATTCCTGACGATGTTAGGTTGCTCCACGACAGTGCCATTAAAAATGAAGTTCCCGACACCACCAGAAGTACTGATGGAGGAGGGGAAGAAAATGGAGACGATAGAGGAGAGGAAAAACTCCGACTCTCAGAATTAACAACGATAACTGTAGATAACTACACCTCTTGTAATGAAGTAAGAAGGCAACTTCAACAATTACAAAGATGGGTAGGAGAAATGCAAAGGGTACACAACTATGGCGAGTGAAGTCGAAATAGCAAAGAATCAAGTCGAAATATCTAACCTGAAGAATGATATTCAGAAGATCGATGTATCTATTGAGAAGATAGGTGAAGCCACTTCTCAAATATCTAAGCTACTAGCTGTACATGACAGTAGATTAGATTCGGGAGAAGAAACCGATGAAGAAATTAAGAGAGATATTAAGGTACTGCATCAGCGAATTACCGAAGGTGCGAAAGAAGTCGTCACTGCTATCCATCAGTCAGAAAAGGCAATTAATGATACTGCTAGTCGACAGCATGCCAAAATGTCTGAAGAAATAACGAATTTAGATAACAAAGTTGTAAAACTGGAGCAATATAAGTGGTATGTCATGGGCATAATTGCTAGTATTGCAGGTGGTATGGGACTACTTGGTTATCTTATGTAAGAAACTTTACTTTTAAGTTTTTTTCAACTAATATTATATCTATGATTTATGTGGACGCAAAATATGCGAGTATGCTTGCACCTCGTGTAAGAAACTTTAAACAACAGAAGGATTATCTATGGAACTTTTCCTGTCCTCTCTGTGGAGACTCACAAAAAAATCAATCAAAAGCTAGAGGATATATCTATAGAAAAGAGTCCTCGTTATTTTACAAGTGCCATAACTGTCAAGCTGGCAGTAGTCTAGGCAACTTGCTCAAGCAGGTTGACCAAAGAATCTATAATGAGTACTCCCTTGAAAAATTTGGTAGTACTAATAATAAACATATTACAGATAAACCTGATTTAGAAATATTCAAAACAGATACGAACTTGGCTTATACCTCGCTAAAACATGCCAACTTAGTATCTACTTTGGATAACTCGCACCCAATCAAGAAGTTCTTGTTAAGACGACACATAAATCACGATCTTCATCAACACTTCTTTTGGGTGCCCAGATTTAAAGAATGGGTGAATAATAATATAGTCATGAAGTTTCATCAGATAGAAAGTGATGAGCCAAGATTAGTTATACCATTTTACAATGAAGAAAAAGAATTAATAGCGATACAAGGCAGATCTTTCGGAAATGAAACACCTAAGTATTATACAATCAAAACAAATGAAAAAAATCATAAAGTATATGGTCTCGACCGAGTAGATAAAGATAGACATGTTTATGTTGTCGAAGGTCCAATCGATAGTTTGTTTCTAGATAATTGTATTGCTACAGCTGGTGCTGACTTTAATATACCACAAGTCAGTCAGTTTAAAGATAACTGTACTATCGTATTTGATAATGAACCAAGAAACTCTGCCATAGTAAAGCAGATTGAGAAAATGATTAATCATGGGTTTCGTGTTTGTTTATGGAATGATAGTGTGAAAGAAAAAGATATTAATGAAATGATTATGGCAGGTAAAACACCTCTAACAATACATGCTCTTATAGAACATAATAGTGTAGAGGGTGTTGATGCTGTGGCTAAATTTAACTTATGGAGAAAATGCTAATGAGCGAAGTTCCTTTTGATAGAGCAGACTTATTAAAAGATTATATTCATGATGTAGAAATTACTGAAGACTTGGTAAGAAACTTTTGTAAAATTATTCAAGATGATAATCCTTTACACTTTGGTGATGAAGAGGGTAATGTTATGCCAGGAGCATTAATGATATCCTTATTGTATTCTAATCCTGTTCCTGGATTTTTTATTAGAAATTTTAAAATTAATTTCCTAGCACCAATACACTTTCCTACAACAGTAAAATGTTATCGAAAAGTATGGAAAGCTACAGATAGAAAAGCAGGTGAACTTGGTGAAGGTATATTCGCTATAAAAGACATGAGCGATGGCATCATAAAAGCTAAAGGCAGTGGTCAAGTATTTAGACCAACCAAAAGATTAATGGAGACATTTGAACAAGGTGTCGATAGAAACTTTTTTAAATCAAGCGACCCAAACTTTGAAAGAAGACATTGGGTCAATCCCGAAGGGAAGGAGATAAAATGACAGACGATAAAGATAATATACAAGATGCTGAAATAGTTGATATCAACGAATATGCTGCGAAAAAATTTGATGCGGAAAGGTTGGAGGAAGTTAGAAAGCAACATGAGTATGAGCAAAACTTTATTCTTACACCACTTTGGGAAGCACTAACAAGTATTAAAACTGGGAAGCAAGCAATAAGTGCATCAATGGGTATGTTAATTGCTGCGAAAGATATACTTGTGCTCGAGATGGGTAAAGAGCAAGCAAAGGTTATTATTGGAACCTTAGATTTTGATACCATCGATTTAGTTTCTATTGAGAAAAGACCAATGGGAAGTAATGAGGAAGTAAATTATGATATACGAAGTGAAAATGATGAACCTCTTCAGATACCAGATTCGCCAGCTAATGACAATATAGTTGACATAAATGAGAATACCAATTTAGAATTTACTAAAACTGAACGAGGAGATGATGATGAAGAAAGCACTGATTGAAGAAAAGTGGGAAGATGAGGATTATATAGAAGAATCCAAACCCAAAAGGGTTGTCACTAATTTTGTTAATGGTGAGTGGATTGATAGGATTTATGGTGGTGGCTATGTTGCTGCACAACGCAGATTACTACAAGGTGAGTTCGGTGAAGAATATAAAGGTAAAATAGAAGAAAAAAAGTTTAGACGATATCGTACTGACCATATGAAAACCACTGGAGTTTATTATCAGAAGTATTTTCATACCTCTGATGGCAGGTGGTTTGATAATAGTGGGATGCCCTGTGAGAGACCCCACCATGAGCCCAAACAGGCTGATATAGACGATAACGAGGATGATGAATAGGGTAAGTATATATGGTTGAAGAACGACTCAGAAAGATCGATGGAAAGTCTCTGTGGTATTTTGATAATATCTTTACTTTCGAAGAACGAGAAAGACTATATAGTTATTGCTTAAACAAAAAGTATTCGCTAAGTGGCTCTGATGTACAAAGATTGGAGACTAAAGGCGACTATAACTTATATTGTAATCTCTCTCTCGTTGATGTGGAAAATATGGGGATAGAGGATATAAGCAATTACTCCCACATCAAACACCACTTAGATGACTATACAATAACACAAGCTAGGATTAACCTTAGTACAATCCAGGATAAAAATCGTTTTCATTGCGATACTGGTGCTGAGCATAATTTAACCATGCTATATTATCCCAACATGGAATGGGAAAAGTCTTGGGGTGGACAAACACTGTTTACTAACTCAACCAACGATACCCTAGACTGGGCATCGTTCTATATTCCAGGGAGGATAATTTTATTCGATGGCACAATACCCCACACAATCAACCCACCAACAATCCACAGCCCAACGCACAGATTTTCAATCGTCATTCAGTATGGAAAATAAAATGGAAGATAAATTAATTTCAGAGATACATGGTATCACAATAGACTATACTAGAGATTCTCTACTAGATGATGCTGGTAAAATACGATTAAGAGAATCGTATATGAAAGATGATGAAACTTCTCCGCAAGAAAGATTCGCTTTTGTATCAAAAACTTTTTCATCTAATCCTGAACATGCTCAAAGGTTGTATGATTATTCATCTCAACATTGGCTAAGTTATGCCACTCCTATTTTATCTTATGGTAGAAGTAAAAGAGGATTGCCTATTAGTTGTTTCTTAAATTATATTGAAGATTCTTCTGAAGGATTAGTACAAAATTTATCAGAAACTAACTGGTTGTCAATGTCAGGTGGTGGTGTAGGCATAGGATTCGGTATTCGTAGTGCCGATGATAAATCTACTGGTGTTATGCCACATATGAAAATGTATGACGCATCTTCATTAGCATATCGTCAAGGTCGTACAAGAAGAGGTAGCTATGCTGCGTACTTAAATATTGACCATCCTGATATTAAAGAATTTATTGAAATGAGAAAGCCGACTGGCGATCCTAACATGCGAGCATTAAATATGCACCATGGTATTAATATCCCACACAGCTTTATGCAGATTATCGAAAACTGTATGAAGAATGAAAACTGTGATGATAAATGGGCACTCAAGGATCCGCATAATGGAAAAGTAAAAGAGTATGTATCGGCTAGAGAATTATGGCAAAGTATTTTAGAAACTCGTATGATGACTGGTGAGCCATATCTACACTTCATTGACACTAGCAACGAACAGATGCCAGAGTTCCTAAAAGAAAAGGGTTTGAAAATTCACCAAAGTAATTTATGTTCAGAGATTATACTTCCTACTAATGAGGAAAGAACTGCTGTATGTTGTTTATCATCTTTGAACTTAGAACACTATGATGAGTGGTCAAAAAATAAAACATTCCTGAAAGATGTAGCTGAAATGCTTGATAATGTTTTGCAGTATTTTATTGATAATGCTAGACCTGAATTATCTCGTGCCAAGTATTCAGCTGAGCAAGAAAGATCTATCGGGATAGGTGCTTTGGGTTTTCATGCTTACTTACAGAAAAATGGAATACCTTATGAAAGTGCCATAGCAGGAAATAGAAATGAAAAGATTTTTAAACATATTAGAACTGGACTGGATAAAGCAAACATTGAGATGGGTATTGAGCGAGGGGAAGCACCTGATGCTACTGGTACTGGTCGGAGGTTTAGCCATATGCTTGCTATTGCTCCTAATGCTAGTAGTAGCATTATCATGGGTAATACTTCTCCTAGTATCGAGCCTTTTCGAGCTAATGCTTATCGTCAAGATACACTTTCTGGATCTCATACCAATAAGAATAAATTCCTTCAGAAACTACTGGAGAAAAAAAGTAAAGAGAGCAAGTTAAATCTAGATGATGAATGGTCAAGTATTATAGCAAATGATGGTTCAGTACAGCATCTAAAATACCTAACAGATTTAGAGAAAGATGTATATAAAACATCTATGGAGATGAACCAACAATGGATTATAAACCATGCCAGTGAAAGACAAAAATATATTGACCAAGCACAGTCAGTTAATTTATTCTTTAGACCTGACGCAGATATTAAGTATTTACATGCTGTTCACTTCTTAGCATGGAAGACTGGTCTAAAAACACTGTATTATTGTAGAAGTGAAAAGATCGGTAAAGCCGATAAAATTAGTCGAAGAATACAAAGGGAGATAATTAAAGAGTTAGACATATCAGCGATAGCCGATGGTGATGTCTGTCTCGCTTGTGAAGGATAAAATACATGATAAACTTGCCAGAACATCTTAGTTATGACAAAGAAGCAATAGCCAAACTAAGAACACAAAAAATATTTCGTTATGGAGATGTAAAAAGATTTGATGACGAGTTAGATTTCCTTATGGGTTTCGTACCTGATTTAACAAGGGATTTTTTAACAGAATATGAAGATATAGAAGATTGCCTAAAAAGAGGTACGACTTCTGCATTAGAATCAATATACAGTCAGTTGAAACGATCTCGTGAAGGAAGTCCCGATAAGATTGCTAGAGCAAAGATGCAAGTGGGTATGGATGATAATATGCTAAAGGGTCAATCAACTGCAGGTGAATATAATAACGATGCTTGGCGAGTCTTAGTTATGAAATACCATAACCCAAATATTGTTGGGTCTGGTGCTGATGAAAAGATTCAAAAGCGAATGTTAAACATCAAACAAAAGCAAGACGGATATAATCCTGAAGCATTCCCAACTATGAAAAAAATTGCTGAGCATTATAAAGAAAGATGCCCTATACTTGAATACAGTATATTACCTGCTCAAAGTATTATTGAAAGACACATAGGTATAGAAAATAAGAAAGGGGAAAATATTAGAATACATATTCCTCTTATAGTACCTGAGGGAGATTTATTTTTAGAAGCACAGGGCGAGGAAGTTGATTGGCAACACCCATGGGGATTTAATAATCAATATATGCATAGTGCTCATAACAATACTGATGAGCATAGATTGATTATGCTGATTGATTTAAAAAGAACTTATGTTGGTATCCCACCAGCAAAACATTTTAAGGATATGACTTTAGATGAAATCGGTGATGTCCATTTTAAATACGCAAGAGATAATAAACGAGAGCAACCTGAAATCTCATCATCTCTTTCTAATAAATTCAGGAAACAAGAGGATTATATATGATAAGTACTACAAGTGAAAGAGAACAAGTGGCTGAAATAGTAAAGGATGAAACTTCTGGACTATTTTACAGACCAGATTTAGGAGAGTTGTTCGTTATTAAAGAGATGACTCAATATGCTAAATTAGATTTCAATGATAAAGTTGTAATGGATGTAGGTGGGCATATAGGATGCTTTACAGACCTAGCACTAAAGAATGGTGCTAAGCATGTATATACTTATGAGCCAACACCTGAGAGTTTCGAAGTTATGGAGAAAAATGTAAGTAATGAAAAAACTACATTATTCAATACTGCTCTCGTAGGAGATTCTAGAGATTCAGTAGATTTTTACTTATCTAAAAAGTATCCAACTTGTCATACTCATATGCCTGTTAAGGGAAGAGAGAAACTTACTGTAAACGCAGAAAACTTTTGGACTAAATTAAAAGAACATAAGCCAGAAGTATTAAAGGTAGATGTAGAGGGTGGCGAGTATGACTTTATATTTCAAGAAGAGATGCCTGACTATGTTGAGCAAGTTGCTATTGAGTTGCATCTGGGTAAAAAAGGTTATAAAGAACTTGGTATCCAAGCAACTAGATTATTTAATGAGTGGAATTATCATACTAAATTTAGATATAGTTGGCACATAACAACATTAATACTACATAGAACTGCTCCTGGACTGGGGTTAGTAAAAGATAAATTAGAAGAGTTGGGGGTAGGATGCCAGTAAAATATAAAAAAGATGAGATAGTCGTCAAAAGAGATAATAATGGAACTCAAACTAAAAGTCGTAAAAGACATTATATGAAGAATGAAAGTACAGAGTTCTTAATTAATCTTTTAAATGAGGAGAAAACTAAACCAAAGTTGAAAAGTAAAATTAGAAACTTTCTATACCTTGCTAGAGGTGTTAAACTAGCAAAGAAGGCATCATGAGTTGGCTTCGTAATACTGTATATGTTTTAATAGCATTAGTTGCTTTAACAGGTTGTGCTAGTTTAAAAGGATTAATTCCTTCTGGCTGGGACAGCAATGAAATGCTATGGATCGCAGAAATGCAGTATGACATTCGTAATATTGAATGTGAAGGCGATAATAAACTAGCCAGTGTAGAAAAGGTTTGGCGAACAAAAGAAATTTTATGGTGGTATGCTCAAGCTAATAGACATCAAGATGTCATTGAGTTAATAAGACCATTTAGTGAAAGTATGGAAGGAATATATAGATCTGCTAAAGCAGATAAGTTAAGGAAACCATACTGCGTAAATAAAGTTATCATATTGACTATACAGGTTGATGAGATAGCTGAAGCATTAGCATCAAGGAGAAAAAGATGAGATTAACAATTATGGGTAAAAATAATTGCCCTTACTGCGATTTAGCAAAAAGACATCTAGATGAACATAATATTCCATATGACTATATCAAAGTTGATGAAGATATGGAAGCATATGAAAAATTTAGAGAGCTCGGTGTTCGCTCAGTCCCACAAATAATGCAAGAAGGAAAGATTGTTATTGAAGGTGGCTGGGAAGGACTAAAGAAAACACCAATCAATCACTTACAACAAATGGTCGGAGGAGAATAATGGACGCATTTAAAGATCTTCGTAATGAAGAATGGGCAAACAAAAAAGTAGAACTTGCCGATAAATTTAGTAAACAATTAGAATCTGGTGAACTCAACGAGTGGGAATATAAAGACTTAATGCAAGATCTTACTCGTACTGATGAAATAATGGACAAAGCGAACGCAATGAAAATGAAAGCAGCAGTAGAGAAAGCTATTTCATTGGCATTAAAGTTTGTATAGATTTTTATTTAAAGATTCAGAAGAGGTATTCGATCCTATAACTCGTCAAAAAATACTTGAAAAAGTAAACTACCACGAGAAATATTGGAAACCACTATCTGACTATTTCAACAGTGCTTTGTTTGTGCAACCTGGAATGGAATATATGTATCTGTTTGGTGACGGATTATATGTATTACAGGATAAAAACGACATAGACTGGGAGGTACAGGAACTATTAGATACTGAGTTTTCTGATATTATATATACACCTGTACTCAAAACACTGGAGGAAATTTTTGGGATTGGAGTAAAAGAAGTTTCTTATTATAAGGACTTGCCACTTCCAGGATTTCATATCTATAAAGGTAATGATATTGGCTTAACTAAGAGCCGACCTTATCATACCGATGATAATCTAAGATTTTACAAACCTGAACTCAATAGAGAACAAATATACTCTTTTGCGATACCGATTGAACTGCCAAAAGATGGGGCATGTTTAGATTGGTTAGGGGATTCTAGCGACTACTTTACTCATAATTATGAACTAGGAAAAATGTCTTTATGGCATGGGATGGTTAAACACCGATTGGGTGCCAAACCACCAACTACTGAAAATAGAATAACTTTACAGGGTCATGTTTATGTTGATTATAAAACTGGCATACTTAAAACATATTTTTAGGAGGATAAAATGGATCTAAGTTTTTTAAATGCAGAACTACTTAATAATGTAAGCTGGGAAGATGGTTTAATTTATATTGGACTCGGACTGGCTGTTTACGCAATAATCAGATTAATTAACAAATACACACGATAGGAAATAACGATGGCGAAAAAGCAACTCAAACTAACTGACGAAAGAACATTCTTCAAACCTTTTAACTACCCATGGGCATATGAAGCATGGCTCAAGCATGAGCAATCACATTGGCTTCATACTGAAGTGCCTATGATTGAAGATGTTAAAGATTGGAAGACTAAGATTACTGCTGAGCAGAAATACTTTTTAACTAATATCTTTAGATTCTTTACTCAGGGAGATATTGATGTTGCTGGTGGTTATGTAAATAACTACTTGCCATATTTTCCACAACCAGAAATCAGGATGATGTTAAGTGGGTTTGCAGCAAGAGAAGCACTTCATATTGCTGCTTACTCACATCTGATTGAAACTTTGGGTATGCCTGAAAATACATACCAAGAGTTTGCTGAATATCAAGAGATGTCTGATAAGCACGAATACTTTATTAAACTATCAGAATCTAATGGCAACAAAAGATCGGTTGCTACTAATATTGCTGCATTCTCAGCTTTCACTGAGGGTATGCAATTATTTTCTTCATTCATTATGCTACTAAATTTCCCAAGACATGGCATGATGAAAGGTATGGGTCAAATCGTAACATGGTCTATTGTAGATGAAACTCTACATGCTGAAAACATGATTAAACTTTTTAGAACTTATATTGAAGAAAACAAATCTATCTGGAATGATAAAACTAAAAGCGATATCTATAAGATCGCTACAAAAATGACTGAACTCGAAGATAAATTTATTGACTTGTCTTTCGCTATGGGCAATATGCCTGACTTAACAGCTGAAGATGTAAAAAAATACATTAGATATATTTGCGATCGTAGATTAATTAGTCTAGGATTAAAGGGTATCTGGAAAGTCACTAGAAATCCACTACCATGGGTTGAGGAGATGATAAATGCTCCTACACATGGGAACTTCTTTGAGAATAGAGTCACTGATTATGCGAAAGGAGCACTCGCTGGGGACTGGCAAGAAGTTTGGGGTGTCAGTGCTACTGCCTGATTATGAAGAAAAAATTTAAATTTGAATGTGAATCTTGTGGTGCTGAATACACCATCTCGTTTGAAGAAGATGAAGATAATTTCATGGGGCAAGATATAACTTGTTGCCCATTCTGTGGGGATGATTGTGAAAGACCTGAGCAAGAGGAGGATTTAGATAAGGATCCGATATGAAAATCTTAGTTGATGTTATTAGTCATGATGCTACTGACCAAGAAGTAAAAGCAGAATTATTAGAAGATTTAAAAGAATATGAAGTTGAAGTCGTAGAGACTATCAAAGTATTTGAGCCATCATTAACATGGCAAGGAATACAAGAAAATATAGATAGGAACAGATTTCTAACTAATCATAATGAAGACTTCTATATAAAACTGCGTGGTGCTTCAAAACTTTCCCGAGACTTTAAAACAGTAATAGAAGCTGTAAGCAATGAAGATATTGATGTATTATTTCATTCTGGTCGTAGAGAATTATTCGTTGATGATACTTTATATGAAGAAACACAACAATTACTTCGTGCTATCTTAGAAAGATATTGTGATGAAGGTAAGAATGTTATGTTTAAATATCCTGTAGAATATATCCAAAATATTATGCTATCAGTGTCACCTTTCATACAACAATATGTACCTTATACTAATGAGCAAGGTGCTCATAATGCTATTCTAGGATACTCCAGAAAGTTTGCAGAGTCTTTTGTATATAATGAAGGCATAAACCCTAACGAAATTGTCACCTGTCATGACGCACTTATGACAGCATCACGCAAGAATCTTATAGTTAAATATCTCAAATCTAATGCTTATGTCCAAGAGTTTATATCTATGGACGAAGTAGTAAATGCTGGAGTATGGGAAAACTATAACGACAACTGGAGAAAAGCTATGAAACACGCTATCCCTAAATTCTCTAAAAACATCTTAAATCGTAAGATTAAATTTATCAATTAACCTAAATATATAGCAATGACTTGGTTATATGAAGACAGAGTCTTCACTGATTATGAAGATTATTATGGTTTCATCTATGAGATTACCTGTAAAAAAACAGGTCGATCTTACATTGGTCGCAAATATTTTACAAAAGCGAAAACTCTACAGCCATTGAAAGGCAGAGTCAACAAAAGACGAAGTAGAGTTGAGAGTGATTGGCAAAATTATTGGGGATCGTCAACAATCCTACAAGAAGATATAATACGAAAAGGCGAAAGTAATTTCGAGAGAAAGATACTTCGTCTTTGTAAAACTCGTGGGGAGGTTAATTACTGGGAAGTTAAATATATGTTTGAATTTGATGTGCTAAACGCAAAACTTCCTAATGGTGAGTACAAATATTATAACGAGAATATTATGATTAAATTTACAAGATCTAATATAGGAGGATAATATATGTGGAATCTTACTGATATAAAAGAATGGATAATTGACACTAAGGACAATATCGTTTGGAAGTGGCAAGATTTATCCAAAAAAAATAAAATTGTTGTAGTCGGAATACTGGCTCTAGCAATATGGGTTATATGTACACTAATATAACTAATAATACTGGGTGCTTCGGCACCCAGTGTAAAGGAGGGCAATTATGTTCATGAAGATATTAATGTTGGGGACTGCCCTAACTATATCTGCCATTGCTGCATATTACTCGATTATCGGATTAGCAACTATTTTTGCTGCAGCAGTGATACCAGTTATAGTAATGGGATCCGCAATGGAAGTAGGAAAACTGGTCACAGTAGTTTATTTACATAGATACTGGGACGAATGTAAAATACTACTCAAATCATATTTAATGTTCGCTGTGTTTTTCCTAATGTTTATTACCAGTATGGGAATATTTGGTTTTTTATCAAAGGCACATATCGAGCAAACTGCTCTATCAGATGAGCAGATAGCATTAGCCGAAAGTATTGATGATAAACTTGTTCGTTCACAAGTTAAAATCGACAGGTGGGATGCTGAAATCGATAGACTATTACAACCAAATAATGAACGAGTTGATGTACAAATAGGAAACGAACAGGAAAGACTAGATGCATTATACGATAGGATTGCTGAAGAAAAGAAAGCAGCAAACGATGCGTATAATCAAAAACTAAAAACAATTAATGAAACTGTCACTGGGTTTGGCTCAGGTGCTGCCAAAAGAGAACAAGTAGATGCAGCAAATGCTGAACTTAAAAAAGAACTTACTGCTATCGACAGAAAATATAATACACAGATAGGAGAACTAGAAGAAGTAATAAAATCTTATCGTATTACTGCCGAATCTAAAACTGATGATATAGATGGTAAGGTGGCAACACTTGAATCTAATGTAGAAACTGAGCAAGTTATTGTTGATGCACTAATCGAAGAAAAAATGGTTTATGAAAAAGAGTTTCGTAAACTTGAAGCTGAGGTTGGACCAGTCAAATATATTGCTGAGTTAGTATATGGGGAAGCCAATAAATCAGTACTCGAGGATGCTGTAAGATGGGTAATTATTATTCTATGTATTGTATTTGACCCACTTGCTGTGGCTTTACTTATTGCTTGGAATGGTATGATTGCCCAACCAAGACGAAAAATTCCTGAGATTCCTGAGAGTATAATGAATGTCAGTGATGATGCAAGATATTACTGGCAAAAAATACAAGAAGATCGTAAGGTAAAGGCACATGTTGACAATCTACCAGAGAAAAGGGAAGATCGTCCTGGACCAAGTATAGCTGAAAAGCCAAAAGAAGTGGATCCAGACAATGAACCATACAATCCTGAAAGTTATGAATTAAGATCTGATATTAAGGAAATTATCAAAAAGAAAGATACTGAGAACCCTAAATAGTCGTCTAGAGTGAACTTTTTGTAATGATGTGTTTAATCATTAAAGGTGCACTAAAAGATGGCAAAAAAAGATTTTGATTTAGATGGCGATGGAATCACTTCGAAAGAAGAGATCGAAGCAGCCAAATTACTCAAAGAAGCAGAAGCAGCAGAAGAAAAAGCTGACACGCAGAAAGCTATGGCATGGGTCGCTATGATATCCATGCTTGGCTTTACTCTATTTTTATTCCTACCTTTTATGTCCAATGAACGAGTCTCAGCACTCGGAGATCTGCTTGGTCTATTTTATATAGCACAAGCTGGAGTCGTTGGAGCATATATGGGTATGTCTGCTTACATGAGTAGAAAATAACAGACTCGGTTTTATGGATGAGATATTTTTACTAATAGGAGAACTAGGACTGCCCATAGCAGGATGTATTGCTGGTGGGGCATTCATATACATTATCCTAAAATACATCCTATCAGGTGTCACTGACCAAGTGAAGACCATGCATGGGATTATATCCATGCTCGACAATCGTATCAAAAATATGAATAATGATATGATAAAGCTCGACATACTTATTTCACATTCACTTAATTTAAAACCTGACGAGGAAAGAATTGCTCGTGCCGATGGGAAAGAAGATGCTCGGCGTGATTGAAATAATAAATGAATATGGCTTCCCGATAGTGGCTGTGGTTGGTATGGGCTGGTTTATCTGGTTCATATATAACTACATTACCAACTTAATAGCTGAAAAGCTAGACCAAGCCAATGTAGTTTTAATAGCATTGATAGATAGGATTCGTATGTTAGATAATGATATTATAAGACTGAAGTCAAAGATTAATACAGTAATAGAATTACAAGAATTACAGAAGAAACAGGATGAAAAAAAGGATGAAAAAACTAAATAATAGTATGAAGATTCTAGCATTTTTGCTACTATTACCGAGCATAGCATTAGCTGATGCTCTGGTTTTCGAGTTTGGGAACCCAGCTTTTTCTGGTTCAGGATACAGTTCCCATGTATTGAGTGTTGAGCAACTGCAATATTCAAGAGGACAAGATGTAAAAGATGCAGCAAAAAGCGATGCTGCTAGATTAACAAGGGAACAAGAGAATACTACAGTTGCTAAGTTTATTAAAAATGTTGAATCCAGAATTTATGCTAACTTGTCGAAGCAGTTAGTGGATAATATGTTCGGTACAAGTTGTGACAGTACAACTACGAACTGTCCGACAAGTGGTACTTCAGAGGTCGAGGGTGCTACTATCTATTGGGTAAAGGATACTACAACAGAAATTATAACTCTTACCATCACAGATGAAAATGGATCTGTGACAAGCATGAGCGTACCTATCGGCGATTTTGTTTTTTAAAGGGAGTTGCTCAGTGCACAATTTATATAAAGGCATAGTATTGTTGGGTCTGTTCTTTTTAGCAGGTTGTGCTACCACACCTGAGAAAATAAATGACTACAAGGAGATGGGTGCTTTCCATCATGCTACTCCTACAAATAAATTACTGATTGATTTACCAGAACTAGACCAAGAAATTATGACGATTGCTGTTTATAATTTTAGTGATAAAACTGGACAACGAAAACCAAGTCAAAAGTTTTCACAATTATCAACTGCTGTGACTCAAGGTCCAGAAGTTTGGGTGATACAAGCACTAAAAGAAGCTGGTAATGGTACATGGTTTAAAGTTGTTGAACGAGGTGGCTTAGATAACCTCGTAAAAGAAAGACAATTAATACGATCCACTAGAGAATCGTATGAAGGAAACGAAGCAAATAAAAATAGTTTAAAGCCACTATTATTTGCTGGATTAATATTAGAAGGAGGAGTTGTTTCCTATGACACTAATATTGATACAGGTGGCTTCGGTGTAAGATATTTTGGTATCGGTGCTCATGAAGAGTATCGAGTTGACCAAGTGACTGTCTCGATGAGAGTTGTAGCAGTACAAACAGGAGAAGTAATCCTAGCTGTAAATGGTACAAAAACTATCGCATCTCACAAGACAGGAGTTGATGCCTTTAGATTTATAGATATGGGCACAAGAGCGATAGAGGTTGAGAGTGGGGTAAGTGCAAACGAACCTGTAAATTATGCTATAAGATCTGCAGTAGAATACTGTATTATCGAAATAATAAAACAGGGCGAGCAAAAGTCACTCTGGAAATTTAAACAGGAGAAAAAAGAAGATGAGGGAATACATTAAAACAGCTATATTATTTGTCCCTTTGTTATTTGCTGGTAGTTTTTTGATGGCGAATGATGTCTATGTCACGCAAAGTGGTGATACACTTGACTTAGATATTACTCAAGATGGTCAAAATAACACTATTGGTAATTCTACGACTGCTTCCAGTTCGACAGGTGCCACCACTACATTAAACATTGACCAAATAGGAAACTCGAATGTTATTACTTACCAGATTAATGGTGCTACTTATAGTGGTGTTATTAATTTAGTTGGTAATTCAAACAATGTTGATTTAAACTGTGACAGCCAAGGAAACAATAGTTCTTGTGGTACTGCTAATGCAGTAATTAATTTTACAGGTAATTCAAACGACATCGATTTAGATATTGGTCAAACTGCAGCAGCAGGTAATGCTGATGTAGATATAGTTGGTCAGTCTGGTTCCGACAGTAATGTCGTTGCAGCAACAGTAGATGGTACAAGTGCCATCCTGACAATAACTGTGAATGGTGACACTAACAACTGGTTGATAGACATGGATGGCAATGGTGATGTTAATGGACATACTCTGATACATACTCATACTGGCGGAATCGCTGATGTGGATATAGTACAAAGTGGTATTAATGACCAAATGATTACACTAACGACTAGTGGTGATAATCATGACATCGATATTAGCCAAACTGATTAATTCGTAAAGGTTTGTTATGAGTTTGAAACTCGCTATACCAATGACGATATTTGGCATGCTTCTACTATGCTCACAAGAAGCTAAAGCCGATATTGGTAAAGTCACTATCCATCAAGGAAGTGGGTTTATTGAAAGAAAAGCTGATGGCGAGTCAGTAAACACTACAGAAGATTTAGATGTTTTCAGCTATGACACTGTAAAGACTGGTGATGGTAAAACTTCTATAGACTTCGTAGATGATACAAGGGTAGATGTCACAGAACATTCTAAACTAATCATTGATGAATTCGTTTACGATCCTAAAGCTAAGACAGGAAAACTGTCATTGAAAGCAAGTTTAGGAACAATCAGATATGCTTCAGGTCAGATAGCAAAGAACTCAAGGCAAGATGTTAATATCACTACACCTACAGCAACTATCGCTGTAAGGGGAACTGACTTTAGCATGACTGTTGATGAGATTGGTGGTTCTACAATTATATTACTACCAAGTTGCGACTCTACTGGTGCTTGCTTTGTAGGTGAGATATCAGTAGAATCAGATATAGGTCAAGTAATACTTAACCAAGCATTTCAAGCAACAGTAGTTAGTACTGTATCATCACAGCCGATGAAACCAGTATTACTAAATTTAGATGAGGATATGATAGGCAATTTACTTATCGTGTCAAAGCCGAAAGAAATAGAAGAAGGTGAAGCGAGAGAAGCAGCATATAATAAAGTAGCATCGGCATTAGATATTGACTTCCTACAGTTTGACGATTTAGAGGTAGATTATTTAGAGGAAGAAGAAGACCAGTGGGCAACTGGATTAGATATAGATTTTTTAGAGCAAAACTTTTTGGTAGATATTTTGGCTCAAATTAATAAAGAACTTGCTAAAGCTATGCGAAGTGAGTTTGATAAACAAAAATCTACAGGCGATATAAGATTAGGTAAAGATCCTGAAACTGGCATTATAATTCTAGATGAAGATCCACATTGGGTTTATTCTAGAGAGGGAGCAGGAAACTTTTTTGAACTTAGATTAGATAAAGAATATGGTTATGTAATTTCATTTACACAAAATGACTTTGCCATATTTGATTACGAACTAGGAGGAAATGACAATGTCATCAATATTTTACAAAATCAGTAGTATTATATTTTTTGTTTTATTTGCGACCGAAGCATTCGGTAGCGAACTTTATATAAACCAATCAGGAAATAATTTTAATCTAGAAGTAATTCAAGATGGTACTGGTAATAATTTAATTAGAGGATATCATAATCAAACTGCTAGTATCGTTGGTAATAATAACTCCCTAAAGATTACACAAAAACAAACTGTTTCAACTTCTACCTTCTCAACAGCACATGTTGATATTAATGGTCATAGTAATGATATATTCATGGGTATGGGTGTAGGCACTACAAACTTTACAAACTTTACACAAACAGATAATCAAGAAGCTGGCAATCACAATCAAAAGTTATATCTACAAGGAGATAATAACGATGTCTATATGGCTCAAAGAAATGGTTCACCAAGTCAAATATATAGTGCGCATTCAATAGATTTAAAAATATACAGTGATGGTAATAATGTTGGAATAATGCAAGGTCACGATGGGTCAAAAACATTTAACCTAACTATAAATAATGATAATAATAATGTAGTTGCTTATCAGATGGGTTATAACTCTGCTCATACTGCTACCATAACTCTAGATGGCAACTATCCGACTAACTTAGATCTCAACCAGAATAATGGATATAGCAACAGTTCGTACTCGCTTAATCAGTTTTGTAATTCTAGTAATGGGTGTAATGTCACAGTGGCAGATTAAAGAAAAAATAAATAACTAAATAATATTGTGGCTTATTCTAAAGAAGTCGTAGAAAGATTTGAAAGTGTTCTACGCAATCCTGAAAAGCATGCGGTTGGTAAATTCAATCCGCAGGATTCAGATATAGCCACTGGTATGGTTGGTGCCCCATCATGTGGGGATGTCATGAAACTTCAACTAAAACTTGACCAAGCTAACGATCCTGATAAAGCCAAGATATTAGATGTCAAGTTTAAAACATATGGGTGTGGTTCTGCTATTGCATCCTCTACAATGTTCGTAGATATGTTAAAAGGTAAAACTATTGAACAAGCTATGGCGATTACAAACGATGAGATAGCTGAAGCATTAGATTTACCACCAATTAAAATTCACTGTTCAGTATTAGCAGAAGAAGGAATAAAGAAAGCGATATCAAATTGGTATGATAAAAAAGATTCTAACACACTGGACTAGTGCGTTCATAACACTTGCCATTCTGGCAGGTATCGGATTATACAATCCTGACTTCAAAGAAATAATTAAATTAAAATCTTTTGATTTTCTATTAGCATCAGAAGAAAAAACTTTTTCTGAAGATATAGTTATAGTTGAAATAGACGAAGCTACATTAGATGTCAAAGGTCAATACCCATTCTCTAGAGTACACTACAGTTTCCTTATAGAAAAATTAAGAGAAGCTGGAGCAGGTGTAATAGTATTCCCAATATTATTCTCAGAAAAAGATAGAGAGGATGGCGACTGGGTGTTTGAATCTACACTAAAAGCAGGAACTGTTATCGCTCAATTAGGAACTAATGATATTAATAAGAATGGTGTGCCTAGAGGTGTGGCTAAAATAGGTGACCCATTACCATACTTATTTGAGTGGGGTGGTATGCTTGGTCCAATACCACAACTTGGTCAGGCAGCAAATGGTGTAGGTGTTGTAAATACTGCACCTGAAATAGATGGTGTTGTTCGTAGAGTTCCTCTACTTATGAAAATAGATAATGACATATATCCTAGTATAGCCATAGAAGTTATTAGAGTCGCAGTGGGCGACCCATCCTATCAAGTAAAAGCAGGTGATGGTGGCATACAAGCTATGAGAGTTCCAGGATTCGCTACTATTGAAACTGATGCGAATGCTAGAATATGGTTAAGGCACGATAAAGAATATCATACTATGTCAATGATGGATGTAGAAAATGGGATAAATGATTTATTATTATTTGGTAAAACTATAATCGTATCTCCAACTGCTGCTGGTATATCTAATATAATTGCTACACCAAGAGGTGAACAGTATTCACATTATATAACTGCTTCTACATTACAAACTGTTTTATCAGGCGAACAAATAACTAGAGTAGATTGGTTGCCATTAGCAGAAATAATGCTAATGATGTTTTGGTGTATTATTACTATCTTTGCTTGTAGGTTTTTACCTTATGCTTGGTTGGCAATTTATCTAGGTGTGGTTGTATCTGCTGCCATCGCGAAAGCATACTTCGCATTTACTTATTATGGTTGGCTAGTAGATGTATCTTGGTTTGTAATAGCTACATTCCTTGTAGGTTTTCATGCTACCTTTACTAGATTTATCCTAGAGTTTAATTTAAAACAACAAATAAGAAAACAGTTTGAAAGATATCTAGATCCAAGACAAGTTGCTATATTACAAAAAGATCCAAGTAAATTAAAACTGGGTGGTGAGAAAAGAGAGATGAGTTTCTTATTTATGGATATAGTTGGCTTTACTCCTATATCTGAGTATTTTAAAAATAAAGATGACCCAGAAGGATTAGTTGAACTCATCAATGATTACTTAAATCGTATGACTAAAATTGTATTGGCTAATGGTGGGTGTGTCGATAAATATATGGGCGACTGTATTATGGCATTCTGGAATGCTCCACTTGATTGTGATAATCACGCAGAGTTGGCAGTCAAAACTTCTATAGAGTGTGCTGAAGAAACACAAAAATTAAAGAAAGAATATAAAGAAGCAGGATTACCTGAGATTAATATTGGCTCAGGTGTAAATACTGGTACATGTATTGTAGGAAATATGGGTAGTGAAATGAGATTTGATTACTCAGTAATCGGTGACGCAGTAAACCTTGCTGCCAGATTAGAAGCTCAAACTAGAAACTATAAAAACTGTCATACTCTATATTCTCAGTACACCAAAGATGCCCTAAATAGTATTGAATCCAAAGAACTTGATAAAATCAAGGTGAAGGGAAAAGAAGAACTTATAACAATATACGAACCAAAATGATGCCAGATATTTTCATAGATACTATTTTTTACATAGTGCTTACTGCATTTGTAGGCAGTGGAGACACTCTTCATTCCAACTGGACTATACCATTTGAAAATAGAAACGAGTGTGCTTATTTTTTAAAGAATAATATAAAAGAATACCCATTACCATTTCAAAAGGATGAGACAGGAAACTACACTATATCTCATGGGGAAACTACTTACTATGTAGAATTTTGGTCACACTCATGTCAGGAATTTTACTATGACCAAGAAAGTGGTAAGTGGAAACAAGTCCCTTATTCAATCTAAATACTTAATCCCATTAAACATCCCTAAAATAGAAAGACCTAATCTTTGGTCAACTGATAAGAAAACAATTACAGTTATCAATCTTACAAAGGATGGGGAACAAACTACTGGTCTTCAACATGAAGATATTAATCTATTAGACCAAGAGATGCATTTTAATGTTGGTGAATATGCAGATAGTCATGAACATGGTGGTCAATGGAAACAAAACTCTTTTCCTTGGGAACTTCGCCCAGAGGTAATACCTGAAGTTGTACATAGATATCTTAATTGGATTCCTGGAGGTTGGTATTGTATTGTTCTAACCACACCACCTAATTCTAAGATGGCATTACATTGTCATTCTCGCCAGCATGGAGACTCGTGGGCGATAAACATGACTTGGGGAGAAGGAGAACATCATACAGACTTCTACTCTCACCCAACATGGGATTTTAATTTCCAAGAATCTATTGCTCAAAGAGATAAAGAAAAATTTAAGCATAGGGAAGATATCTATGCTATCTTAACTGAGAAAGAACAGGCAGAATGCACCAGAGTATTCACTCATCAGAATAATGGAACCTGCCTTATCAACCTATCTACTATTCATGGTGTTAGAAACCATAGTAATAAACCACGCACAACCCTCCAATTTGCCCCATATATACCTTTAAAGCTAGAAACAGCTCTTAAAAACCTTAAAAACAGGGTAAAATAAGGGCATTTCAAATATAGAGCTTCTCACAGCTCACTGGAAAGCACATCTTTTTTCCTGGTATAAACCCTTATGCTCATCGACTTTCACCACTCCAGAGCGAAATGGAGAGTCCGTTTTTATCTAATGGGGGCTGAAAACACTGGTTTTAATAGTTTTGGACGATTTTACTTTACTTTTAAGTTTTTTTAGAGTAGAATGATAATACTGTGTAAAAGCAGATATACAACAATTACCAAACTATCTAAGGAGGATATATGGCTAATGTTAAAATGACGCAAGAAGCAAGGTTGCTTCGTGCTTTACAAAATGGCAGTGAGTTTACTGCTAATCAAATCAGTAGCAGATTTGGGATTAAGAATCCATATGCTACTGTGCAAAACTTGAAATTGAAAGGTTTTGCAATCTATCTGAACAATAGAACTAATTCTATGGGTCAGACCTATAAGAAGTATCGTATCGGTACACCTACAAGGGCAGTAGTTGCTGCTGGATATAGAGCACTCATTGGTGCGTAATCACATCGTCCTGATATGATTATAAAGGGGAGTCGGTCATCAGTATCACTCCCCTTTACTTTTAAGTTTTTAAGAACTAGAATATAACTATGGCGATATTTTTGACCCAGTTCGATGTAACACTAAGTGATGGCTCTCGTAAGACTTATGCTTCTGAAGATATAGAAGCTAATACATTAGAGGAAGCCCAAGAGATTGCTAAGGACATGAGTCCTACATTATATGTGTGCGGAGAATGGGTAGATAATGTTATGCCTTATCGATTAACTTTATAATGGAGATGTTTGTATGACTGATGAATATGATGACCGAAAGTTTGATTTGAATATGAAAACTCAAATGCGACAACAACTAGGTGAGTCTGTGTGTACTGTTAAATTTAAAAAGGAAGATGGTACTGAAAGGGAAGGAAAGTTTACAACTAATAGTAGATGGATCCCTGAAGAAAAAATGCCTAAAAGCGATAAAGCAAATAATAATATGGATTTATTTGTAGTTTTTGATACTGAGATAAATGAATGGCGATCCTTTAAATATGATAGGATGATTTCATTTTATTATCCTGGGCATACTGCTACTAACAACCCACCAACGAGAAGAGTTTTTCCATGATATTAATTGATTATAGCCAAGTAGCAATATCTAACATTATGTCTTTCAGGCAAGACCTGATTGCTGCAGATAATTCAGGTGACGAAAAAGGTGTAGAGAATATTATTCGTCACTGTATTTTATCTTCGCTTAAAATGTACAAGAAGAGGTACGGAAAAGAATATGGTGATTTAGTTGTTTGTTGCGACAGCTTTAATTATTGGAGAAAAGATTATCATCCTTACTATAAATCTAAACGAGCAGGATCTAGGGAACAGGATGACATGCCATGGGATATTTTATTTACCATAATGAGTAAAGTAAGGGATGAGATAGATGAAAACTCTCCTTACAAAGTTATGCGTATAGAAAGATGTGAAGCTGATGATGTTATTGGTGCTCTCGTAAATCATACCGATACATTCGGTAATAATGAACCAGTAATAATCATATCATCGGATAAAGATTTTAAACAGCTTCAAAAATATTCACATGTAAAACAGTTTTCCCCTATGCAGAAAAAGTTTGTCACTCTAGCTAAAGGGGAAACTATTAAAGAATTTACTACTATGCACATAGTAAAAGGTGACACTGGTGATGGTGTACCGAACATATTTTCGCCTGATGATATCTTTCATCAGGAGGGTGTCAGGCAGAAACCTGTCACCAAGAAAATCCTAGAGGAGTTCTATGCTTTTGGTAGAGATGCCTGTAGAACTGACGAAGAAAGGGAAAGGTGGGATAGGAATGAAAGGGTTATATCGCTTGACCATATACCTGAAGAATATTCAAAAGCTATCGTGGACGAGTACCTAAATAATAAAGCGAAGGGAGATAAGATGAAACTATACAATTATCTTATGGAAAATCGCTGTAATTTATTATTAGAAGAAATTGAGGACTTTTAAATATGGCTGTGAAATATATAGAAAAGATTCTTCAGGACATTAATGACACTGGAGAAGTTGAAAAATACAAGGATGACGCATTAGTAAGAATTATTTTTGAGAATGCATTTAATCCTGCGAATAAATGGATTTTACCAGAAGGCAACCCACCTTTTAAAGAAGCTGACGAGCCAGATGGTGCAACTCCAACAAATATGTATCTTGAAGCAAGACGCATAGGTTATATCTTTAAACGAGAAGATCTTTCTCCTGTAAAAAGAGAAGGTTTATTTATTGAGATGCTTGAAAGTGTCCCACCTGCAGAAGCTAAAATACTTCTAGCAATTAAAGACCAAAGGTTGGATAAGATATACCCTAAAATCACACCAGCTGTAGCAAGTAAAATTGCTGAGATTAATACTAACGAAGCTGATAAAATGATTGCGGAAGCAAAAGATGCTGAAGAAAAAGCAAAAAAACCACATCAGAGTACCCAACAAAAACGAGGACCTGATGGAAAATTTATCAAGAAGGCAAAGTAAATGGTAAAACCACTAGAAGAAAGAATCACGACTCTGAAAGATTTAGAGAATGGTATCGAGTATGCTGGTGAAGTTCGTGTATGTACCGAAGATAGATTAGTAGTAGCATATAGAGAAGGAACTACTGCTGAAAAGAAAGAGGTACAGTTTGATGTTTATGATTCGGCTACAGATAAATGGACAAGAGAAGATTGGGAGTGTACTTATCCTAACATAGATAAGTTAAACGCAACTGATATTACTGTTCGTGTAAGCAATCATAGATGAAAGTAGCTGTTGTTATGGGAGTGGCGAACGATCGCTCCATCGCATGGGGTATCGCCAACAAGTTAATAGATGAAGGATATACTTGTGTCTTCACTTATCCAAACGATTCCATAAAGAAAAGAATTACTAGACTATCGCCTATGGCTCATACTATTAAGTGCGATGTATCTAATAGTATGGATGTAAGGAATGCTTTTCTTGCTGTCAAACACCATTATCCTAAGATTGATTATGTTGTTCACGCAATGAGTATGACTGACTTTCGTGAGTTAGATGGTAAGATGATGGATATATCAAAGGAAAACTTCAGTGAGTCGCTACTCGTAGGATGTTATTCGTTGATAGATATAGTAAGAAACAGTATCGAATTTATGAACACAGGTGGGGCATATCTCACACTTAGTTATGATGGAGCTCGTAGAGTTTACGACAACTATAATGTAATGGGATTAGTAAAAGCATCACTTGAGTCAGCAACTAGATACTTAGCGAAAGACTGTGCGGAAAAGGGAGTACGCATAAATTGTATATCGGCAGGTGTAATAAAAACATCATCTGCTATGGCTGTAAAAGGCAGTAAGGGTATGTTGGCTTATGCCGAAGGAGTGAACCCTATGAAACGAAATATCACTCTACAGGATTTAGCAGGAAGTGCATATTACTTCCTATCTGATTTATCTTCAGGTGTGACAGGTGAAACACATTATGTAGATTGCGGATATAATATTATTGGGGCACCGAGTATAGATGACTTATAATGTAATTAATCGTAAATGGGCAACCATGAAAGACGAAAAACTAAAGATGCAACTGAATGGTTTTGTAATGAATACTTCGGTTGATAAGATTGATGAGTTGTTTGATGAAGGTATTATTCGTTATGTAGTCAATCATCAATTATTTGAACTTGACCATGAGCGACAAATATTTTTTGAAGAAGGTGATAAACGAGTACCAGTAGCGAAAGCAAATACAGCAACCATAGGCGAACATAAAGTATATTGCGAGATAGTATTAGAGGGAGAAGAGTTTCCTGAATTCTGTCAGAAAAATGTAAGAGGTACTGCTTGGGATTGGCATCAAAAAGCCAATAAAACTATGGACGAAATTAATGAGCATAAATACTATATAGATCCCGATAAAGGCGAACTAACTATATTAGAGGAGAGAAAAAGTGATGAAGAGATTAAGCAGGACAGAGCGAAGTCAACTAATAGTTGATGCTCTAGTCAAAAAATATGAAGGTGATATTGCTGAAGCAAATGCTAATATGCAAGTCTATATATCCAACTCAGTTGGTATAGGTGAGCATTCAGAAGTCATGGTTGAAATAGATAAACAACTAGAAAAGATTTCTGCTGCTGAAGAAAAACTAGAAACATTGAAGAAGTACACTTCAAGAGAGTACTACCAAACATGATTTTAGGACACGGAATTGATATGGTTCTTGAGTCTAGATTTGATAGACGCAGGGATAAATGGTCGGAAACTATATTGTCGCCGACTGAAAAAGAAATATATGATGGACTGTTAGATAGGCAGAAATGTAATTATCTAGCAAAGGTATGGGTGTTAAAAGAAGCATTTGTGAAAGCAAGACAACACCCAATCGTTGGTATGAAAGAAGCTAAAATGTTTTCCTATATCTCACCGAACTTAGTACCGAGTGACGAGATGAGGAAAAAATTAACAGGGGTAAACATACATTGTTCACTATCGGATTTCAAAGGTTGCGTGATTGGCTCAGTAATTTTAGAGAGCAACACTTAACCACATATAAAATTAATTTTCGTATCAGATACTGGTGGTTCACCCAGTTGTGTCTGCTAGGAATCATTGTATTTGGAAGATGGGATCTAATACCCTATGTTTTGGCATGGTGGTTTTTCGGAGCAATGGCTATCACAATATATGCGCACAGAAGTTTATCACATAATAGTATTACTGTAAAATGGAAATGGCTCGAACACTTCTTCTGCTCTCTTTGTATAGTAAGCAACATCGGAAGTCCACTAGCTTGGGCAGTAATACATCGGATGCACCATGTATATCTAGACGAGGAAAGGGATCCGCACAGTCCACATCAAATTGGTTTTTTAAGATCTTTAACTCATAGGTGGGATGTACCCTTTGAAAATGTACCACTAAGATTTACAAGAGGATTACTGAGAAATAAAACTGCTAGATGGTATCACGATAATAGTTTTAAATCTATGTGTATTACTATATTTGGTGCTTACTTATTAATGTTGTTATGGGGAATCATTGTAGAAACATATACAAATGGATTAGCAGTTATGCTACCAGAGTTGGGGTATTACTTAACACATTTTTATTGGTACGATGGTCCATACTTATACATTCAAGAGTGGGGTATTAATTTTGCATGGGCAGCATTTGCTGGTGCAGGTCTCGGTCAATGGTCTATGGGTATAACTAACGCATGGCAACATAGTGACAAACGAGGAAAACAACATATTCGTAATGTCCCATGGTATTTAAGTTTCATAAACTGGGGAGAAGGATCCCACGATTATCATCATTCTTATCCAAAGGACTTTAGTTTTGGTAAAGGATTAAACGATCCGACACAATATTTTATTCTTTTCTTAGAAAAGATTGGAGCAGTGAATATAAATAAAGTTAGAGGTTAAGATTCGCATGGTGAAAGCTACACATATTAGAAAATAAAGTAGCCACTTCACTGAGTTGCTTATTTCATAAGTTTAACTCCTCTATCTGAGAGTCATGCGTTCGGTTTTGGTAGTTTCCGAATTAACAAAAAACTACCACTTGACTAACTTCCAATATGAAAGGATACACAATGGAAGAATTGGTTTTTGAAATGGAAAGTGGCTTGGTTAATTATATCATAATTCTTACTTTTTCACTTTTATTTTTTATACTAGGATGGGCAATGCCAAGAGGTAGTGCCTTAAAAAGACTCCAAGGTAAAATCTTCAAAAGGTTTTATAATTGGACAGGAGCAGTAATGGTTAAGTTCCATAATTTCTTCGCTGATGAAGAATTTTATTTGGAGCATGTATGGCAAGATACTAAGGACTATGTGCGTAAAAAATATGGATACGAAAAGAAAAAAACTAAAACTACGAAAAAGAAATAATGTTTAGACCACCATATCATGTAGAGTTGAAGGATGTTCCATTCCCATTGACTGAAGCAGAACTTGCTAAACAGATAGCAAGGTATGATAAAGAAAGTGGCGACTGGGCAAAACGCAGAGAAGATTTAATACCTGACCAATGGTACACTGATAAATCTTCATACTCATACGCAGCATATGGTTTCGTAGCAAATCTATGGATTAAACATTTTAACTTCAATCCTGAGTTTCTAAAATGGTTAGATAGAAATATGATGGCACCTGCTTTGGTGGGTACTATATTTGTATCTCCTCCAGGATATTCACTCAGACCACACATAGATTATGTCGATTATAATATCAATTATTATTGGCGATTAAACTTCCCTGTAAATTTAGATGAAAACGCAGATAAAAGTATGGCATTCTGGGATCCTCGTGACTGTAATATGGAACGCAGGAATAAAATCAGACACCCAAAGATGCCATATACTGAAATAAATTTAATAGAGTTTGATGACGAAACTAGACCTAAAGTAAAGAAACACTTTGATACCCAGATGGGTAAATGCTCACTTATATGTGTGGGTGGACCTGACTGTGCTCATAGTATGATTTATGATGGCGAAAAAGAATCCTATACTATTTCTATTGACTTTAGAGATAAACGAACTGGTTCAAGGATACATGATTGGAAAGCGATAGAAAAAAGAATGGGACATTTATTTGTAAAAGATGACAAACCATCTCCTATCTCAGCATGGGTAAAAGAAGATGGTGAGTTTGGATGGAGTAGAGATATAACATGAAACACGAACCTTACTACATGTCGTTGAAGGATACACTTGAACGACCTATTACTAACGAAGACCTACATCAAATATTAGCACCACTAAGAGAAAATCCAGCACGAGGTAATATATGTGTAAGGAATAGTTGGTTTCGTATTGAGATGATGAAACAATGGAGAGACATGATGCTTATGCCATATGGCTGTAGTATATTTCGTGCTCATCCATATTATCGTATGTCTCCCCACTGCGATTCTCCAGCAAGACCGAACTGGGGAAGAGTGACTTGGGCATTCGAAGAGGTAAGTCCTGGAATATATGAACCATGGCGACCTGATGAAGAAGAAACTTCTATCATGACATACTGGGATGCGAGTGAAGCTGAACAGTGGGACTCTGATATGTGTAATGTATCAGGCGATCCTGAAAAAGATTTAACTTATATTATACCAAGAGAAAGAATACTTCCTGGATATCAAGGCAATCTAAAAGAAGAATTAAGTTTTCAAATGTCATATCCTGGATTAATTAATGTGGGACAACCACACTCAGTATGGCATAACTCTCCTAAAACTAGAATCGCAATATCTATTGAATTTATGAATAGAAAAGGTGAGTTTGAAGGATGGGATAAATTAGCTAAAACTTTAGATCGATTCGGTTATGCTGATATGGAAACTGATAATAGAACAGTAAAATATGGGTCACGATTACATAATGGTTTATTTTCGTGCCTATATAATAAAGAGACTAATGAAGATGTTCCCGAAACTGTATTTGATGGAGAGCAACTAAAAGATAAATTAGAAAAACATCTAGGCACTAATGCTAAAGGTATGTCTTGGGATGAAGCAGAAGATGTTTATCTATCAAATCGATTACTTGGTAGAGGACAAGAGCAAGGAAAGATGTTGAAGGAACAAGGACTAGGTTATGATGACTTCTTAGAAAAACCTGGAGTTCCTTTTAAATTAGTATTCGGTAATGTAATGCAAAGTCTAATAAACATAGAGGATGAGTACAGAAAAAAATATCCTAAATGAAAACATTTATAATTTTGACAGCACTGTTATGGTATGAAGGCATTGGTACAGTACAAACTGACTTTACCTCTATATCATTTTCTAGTCATGAAGAGTGTCAAGAATATGTGTTTAATAACAAAGTAGATCTCATAGATGGATTATTAGAAAAGCATCGTATGAAAAATGATAAAGTATTCGGTATGGTAGAACTTAGAAGTTTCGAGTTATTTTGCGAGACTAAGTATATACTAGAGGAAGAAGATAAAGAAGAATCTAAATATTTAATGGAGTTATAATATGAAACCTGTGCATGTAGTTGGTTATGGTATGAGCGATGCTCTCGGCATCACTCCCGAAGAATGTTTCACAAAAATGCTAGACGAGAATGATTACTCTCGTGAAATCCCTGGCATGGCAAAACAAGTAGAAGAAATTTTCCACTTAGTAATTCATCGTGGTGCTATGCATGATGAAGATCGTATAGTTATGCCTGAAGGGTTTGACAAAAAGATGTGGCGAAGTATGACCAATGCTCAAAAGATGATGAGTAGTACTACTGAGTCAGCTATGCAGATGGCTGGTATAGAACGCAGTCCTAAAGTAGCAACCCTTGCCAGTACAGTTTCAAATGATACTGAAGGAATCGATGTGTACTTTGAATATATTAAGTACATGAAACGAGGTAATGCTCGTAGAGCAGTAAATAGGATTCCTGATATGGGATGTATGCATATTACATCTTACTATGGCTTCAAAGGTTTATCAACTGCTACATTCGCATCGTGTGCTACTGGTATGGTCAATATAGATTATGCTATGAGATTAGTAGATGAGTATGACTATGTTATCTGTACTGCTGGTGACTGTGCTAACTTCCCTATGGGTATTAAATACTTTGCTTGTTTAGGAGCATTAGCAAACTGGTCAATGCCCTTTGATGATAGACGACAAGGTTTCTTGATGGGCGATGGTGGAGCATGTATGATTTTACAATCAGAAGAAAAGATGAAAGAGTTTGGAAGTAAATCATATGCTAAATTACACAAAGCAGGTATGGCAAGTGACGCAGTAGATATGGTAAACCCAGAAGGAACTGGTACTCGTACTTCTATGCAAGATGCTTTAAGTCATGCTGGTTTAGATAAAGTTGATTATGTATGTACTCATGGTACAAGTACTATCGCTGGTGACCCAATCGAATATGAAGCAGTCACTGAAATTATGCCAGGAACTAAAATGTGGGCACCGAAAAGTAAAATCGGTCATACACTTGCAGCATCTGGTATTCTTGAAGGATGTTATGCTATTGAAAGTATGAGACAAGGCTGGGTTCCACATATTCAAAATTTAGAACAATCAAGTATAGATGTACATGGTACTTTAGTTCGTGAGAATGAAATGTACTCAAACCAACTTCGTACTCGTACGATGCTAAATAATTCGTTTGGCTTTGGTGGTAAATGTATGTCGCAAGTAATAGAGGTGAACTTAGATGACTGAAGAACAAATGGATATGTTTGGCGATCCTACTGATAAGAAAAGGATATTGGAACTTGAAGCAGAAGTAAAAAACTTGAGACAGGCATACGATGTATTGGCTCAAGAATATGAGAAACTATCAGACCAAGTACCAACTGCAATGAAAGATATACGAACTGAACCACTTTACACAAACGAAGTGGTTAATGCTGAAACTGGACAACGAAGAAGAGTCCCCACTAGAAAACTGGCAGACTGGGAAGAAGCTGGTGTACCAAAGGAGCAAATACATGGCTGGGATTGATAACATGGCTGGAATAACTAAATTATTTGAAAGTAAAAAACCATTTGATATGGTAAAGGAATGGATGGAAATAGCAGGTCAACAAGCACCATCTGAAGAACTTGCCGATACTGGTTTTAATCAACAAGCAGAACTATATGCTAATCTAATTGATGAAGAATTTAATGAATTCATGGCAGCATATGGAATGAAAGATGAAGTCGAACAGCTTGATGCTGTATGCGACTTAATCTGGGTTGCTGCTGGATATGCTCACTCGAAAGGGTGGGATTTAACTAAAGCATTCGCAGAAGTTGGTCGTTCCAACTACTCAAAAACACCCTTCACAAAGGATGAATCTACAGGAAAAGTGACTAAAAGTAAGAATTTTTCACCACCTAATCTTAAAAAGTTTATAAGTAATTGATTTTTAATAACTTTTTAATCTAAAAAAATAGACGATTTTACTTGACATTTGTCTAAAAATGGAGTAGAATTACTGTATGATTAAAGATAATAAAATAATATATGTCGATATGGATGGTGTATTAGCCAACTTTGACGACTATTACTTCAGAAATGGAAGGCACTCTTTTATATATGAAGAGTTCCGTGATGAAGTTATGCAGAATAAACTATTTACCAAACTTCCTAGAATGGTAAACATGGATGAATTGATGGATTCTACTAGACAGATTGCTGAAAAGCATGGTTATGAAATCCAAATTTTATCTAGTGTTCATACATTATATGATGACCAGTTTGCTGAAAGTTGCAAACAAAAAAGGTTATGGTTGTTAGAAAATGGTTTGGGTGACTTGGTCACTAATTTCGTGAAAGGTAGAACTGAAAAAGGAACTTTCGGTAAAGATGGTGACATCTTAATTGATGACCAACTTACTTGTGTTCATTACTTTAACGATAATGGTGGTGTTGGTATCGGTCATAAAAATGTACTTGATACTCTCACTTTATTACAAAAGGTTATCGCCGATAGACATTTACAAGAGGTGGCAGTTGCCAGTTAAAAAGCACGACGGAAATTTGTTTAAAGGCATATTTTCCCCAAGAATAAATCTCGCTGGTACTTATGCGAAGAATGCTCATATTGGGCAAAAGAGAAAGTACACTGGCGAGCCATACATCACACATCCTACAGCAGTTGCTGAATTATTAAGAATTAATTACAAAGATACTACTGAGGATATGTACATGGCAGCATTATTGCATGATGTAGTTGAAGATACACCTGCATCACATGAAGAAATAGCACGATTCTTTGGCGACAAAGTTAGCGAACTGGTTAGAGGTTTGACTGATGTATCAAAGCCAGAAGATGGGAATCGTGCTACTAGAAAAGCAATGGATCGTGACCATCTTGCTCAAGGTAGTAAGGAAGTACAAACGATAAAAGTTTTTGACCTTATACATAATACTGAGTCTATAAAAGAACACGATCCTGAATTCTACAAAGTGTTCAAGTTAGAGAAACAAGATTTACTTAATGTGATGACTAAAGTAGATCCAGAAATTAAACAACTCGGATGGGAGAGTATAACCCCATAGGATAAAATGAGAGAAGGAATAACTGCTTTCCTAGTCGGAAGTATAGGATTGTTTTGGATATTGAACTTAGCATACGCCAACGCAGATGTCAAAGGATATACTGATGTTCATGGATGCCAAGGTGAGTGTCTTGAAGAATACCATAATAAGTTTGGTACATTTACTGAGCAACTTGAAGCAAAGCGAGTAGCGATGCAATCAGAAACACCAGCTGATAGAGGTGCTAAGAAATATGTTAATTGTAATATGTGTCATGGTATGAATGGCGAGGGTGGTATTGGTCCAAAATTATCTGGATCTACATCGATTGTTAAGATGCTAGAGCAATATAAAGCTGGGGAAACTAGAGGTGCCCAGTCAGCATTAATGTGGGGACAGGCAGCAAACCTGTCAACTCAGGATATGGAAGACTTACAGGCATATATTGATGGATTTGACATTTAAGTTTTTATTAATTAGAATTATAACATGATTATGACTATATTAGATAGTTTAATAGTTATCGGATTGATTACTATTTGTGGTGCTATCGCTTGGGTAGATGTTGAAATGCGTCTAGATAAACGAAAGAAACGCAAAGAAGCTAGAAAACAATTTGAAGAATCTATTGATATATCTACAGATGAATAGGTGAAACTATGAGTATTGAAGAAATACAAGGATATCTTGTAATACTAACCCCATTGGCTATGGCGATAGTTGCTATGAGCATTTTTACATTACAAGATAAAAGGATAAAAACTTATAGACTTGGTGAGATCGTAAAAGATAAAAACGCACCACCAAAAAAACAGAAAGGTGTGTTTGATATGCAGAAAACTGCGTCTTACACGGAAGGAGATAATACATGAATATCTTTGCATTACATCAGCATCCTGTGGTTGCTGCGAAACAACATTGTGACAAACATGTTGTTAAAATGATACTAGAAACTGCCCAACTACTTTCTACTGCCCATCGTATGCTTGATGGCGAACTAACTAAACGACCATCGGTATCAGGTAAAACAGAAACTAAGTATTGGCTCATGGAAAATAGTAATATGGAAAATGTACTTTATCGTGCTACCATGATGAACCATCCTTGTGCTATATGGGTACGAGAAACTGATGCTAATTATATGTGGGCATACAATTTATTTACTGCACTCTGTGATGAATATACACATCGCTATGGTAGAGTACACAAAACTGATACACTACTGCGTGAAGCATTGATGTTTACACCCATAGCTATTAAACGACAGGGTCTAACACCATTTCCTCAAGCGATGCCTGAGGATGTGAAACATAATGATAGCATAGTTGCTTATCGTCAATACTATATTAAATACAAAGCAGACTTCGCTAAATGGACTAAGAGGGATGTTCCTACATGGTACGATGAAGTACACGGAACAAATGCTTGTTATGCCAGTTAAATTAATATCATACTCGAAAGGACAAAATGGAGATTTATTACAGGAAGTTGCATATTGCGCAAGAGTATCTAATCCATCGAACCAAGCGAATGAAGAAACTTCTGAAAAGCTACTCAAATATTTGATGAAGCATAAACACTGGTCACCATTTGAAATGGTATCAGTATGTTTAGAAATTAAAACTACAAGAGATATCGCTAGACAAATATTGAGACATAGAAGTTTTTCTTTCCAGGAATTTAGTCAAAGATATGCTGAAGCAAATGATTACACTACTCGTAAAGCTAGAGAGCAAGATAAAAAGAACAGACAGAACTCTACAGAGTTTGAAGATCGTGAGATTGTAGAATGGTTTAATATGCAACAGATGAAACTTATTAGAGGAGTAAAGGAATTATATACAGAAGCACTCGGCAAAGGTATAGCCAAAGAACAAGCTAGAGCCATATTGCCTGAGGGTATGACTGAAAGTACCCTATATATGAATGGAACATTGCGTTCATGGATGCATTATATAGATCTAAGAACTGCAAATGGTACTCAAAAAGAACACATGGATATAGCTAGTGAATGTGCTGATGCTATTGAAGAAGTTTTTCCTATGATACAGGACTTTAATCATGATGAAGAAAATTAGTGAACAAATAGAAATATGTAAATGCCATTGGAAAACTATTTTTGTTGGTAGTTTTATCATGCACTTTATGTTTGACTGGCTCATATTTGGATTTGGGGTATTACTAGGGATGCATATAGGACATTAAATGAATGGGGGAAATAATTAAAGATAAGTTTGCGAAGAGCATGACTATGTTCTTTCGTTTCATAGCCGATACTTTTTTTGCTAAAAGGTATGGGCATCGTGCAGTCGTATTAGAAACTGTTGCTGCAGTTCCTGGAATGGTTGCTGGTGTTTGGCTACATATGAAATCTCTTCGTAAGATGAAGAGTGGCTTGGGTCCAAAGATTCGCGAGATGATGGATGAAGCTGAGAATGAAAGAATGCATCTAATGATTTTTATTGATATCGCAAAACCATCATGGTTAGAACGATACATAGTTTTATTTGCTCAGTTTATTTTTATTATTTTTTATTTACTACTATATATTTTCTTTCCTAAAACTGCTCATCGTATGACACATTATTTTGAAGAGGAAGCAGTAAAAAGTTATACACAATATTTACATATGGTAGAGTCTGGACAAACTGAAAATGTCGACGCACCACAGATAGCGATAGATTATTACAAATTAAAAAAGAGTGCGAAACTAACAGATGTAATTAAAAAGGTAAGGGCAGATGAAGAAAAACACTCGCAAGTCAATAAAAGATATTCGGAGTAGAGACCCTGTTGCCAAAGAACTACGCACACCCAAGTATAGAAGTCAGGTTGTGCCTAATAAAAAGAAACACTTACCACCGATAGAAGAGTTATAAATATAGTAATGAAAATTATAAAGACTACCACACCCAAAGAAGTTCGTGATTTCGATGGTGAATATCCAAAAAAACTAGAACCAACTGATGTTGTCGAGATATTTCAGACTCCACTGACTGGCTCATATAACTGGGATTATACAGTACAAGATAATCGCATTCGTAAGTTGTATGAATTAGGCAAGGAGTTAAACTGGAATGTAGAGGTTGATGTTGATTGGTCGCCAGAGTTTGAAGGTATCACTGATGAAGAGTTTGAGTTTGAAGATAATCAATGGACTGAACATGAAATGTATAAAGGCTGGGATACAAAGAAACGAAAAGCATTTTTACATGACCAAAACGCATGGGCACTTAGTCAGTTTTTACATGGTGAGCAAGGTGCTTTACTTGTAGCAAGTCAGTTAGCATCCTGTGCTCCAACATTCAACGCAAAGTTGTATGCAGCAAGTCAAACCTTTGACGAAGCAAGACATGTAGAAGCATTTAACAAATATTTACAGACAAGAATTAAAACGAGTTGGCCAATAGGAACTGGTCTGAAAACTTTACTAGATAAAATACTTACTGACCCAAGATGGGATTTAAAGTTTATCGGAATGCAAGTAATTATTGAAGGACTCGCACTCGCAGCATTTAATGCTTCAAAAGAATCAAGTCGTGACCCAGTATATAAAGAGATGATTGGATTAATCATTAGAGATGAAGCTAGGCATGTGACTTTTGGTATTAATTATTTACATGAGTTTGTTAAAACTTTATCAGAAGAAGAAGTATTAGATCGTGCTAAGTTTGCACTTGAAGCATGTACAGTATCAAGAAATAGATTAAGACCTTTTGAAGTATGGAAAAAATATGGATTAGATTTAGTAGCAACTGAAGAATATTCAAAAGAAAATTTATTTCAAACACAGTTTCAAGAAGTATTGTTCAGTAGAATAATGCCTAACCTGAAAAAAATTGGATTACTTCCTGAAGAAGTTATTCCTGGATATGAAAAACTAGGAGTGCTGAAATACAGTGAAAGTGATAGTGATTATGAATTAGACTGGGATGAACTCAGTAAACCTTTAAAGGAAGCAGTATAATATGCCTTTATATAATGTAAAAAATAAAAAGACTGGCGAAGTAAAAGAATTATTTTGTAGTTATGATGACAAAGTAAAGTATTTAGAAACCAATAAAGATTGGGAATCTATGATATCTGCACCAAATATCGGAGAAGCAGGTATCCTAGCAGGAACAGATGCTAGAAAAAAAGCAACAGGATTTAGAGATGTACTTGAAAGAGTAAGAACTAAAAATCCTGGAAGTAAGATAAACACAGAAGTATTTTAATATGCCCAGAGCGAAAAAAGCAGATGCTCCATCTGCTAAAGCAAAGTTGAAGATCGCCGATCTCAAACGAGTCGATCCTCTCAACGATAGTCAGAAAAAGTTTTTTGACTTCTATAATGATAAAAGTAAACAAATCATTATGGCTCATGGTGTAGCTGGTACAGGTAAAACTTATATTGCGATGTATAAAGCATTAGAGTCTGTACTGAATAAAGAGTTTGAGAAAGTTTTGATTATTCGATCTGCTGTACAAAGTAGAGAGATTGGTCATTTGCCAGGAGATCTAGAAGAAAAGCTAGAACAATATCAACTGCCATATAAACATATAGCATCGGCATTGTTCGCTAAGAAAGTAGATAATCTGGTTTATCCTGACCCATACGATAGGTTGATGACGCAACACAATTTAGATTTTGCTTCAACATCTTTCGTCAGGGGATTAACATTTGATGACACTGTAGTAATAGTGGACGAATGTCAAAATCTAAACTGGGAGGAACTTGACACAATTATTACAAGGGTGGGTGACCATTCTCGTATTGTGTTTTGTGGCGACTATCGCCAAACTGATTTAAGAAAGGGCACCGAAAGGGAAGGTCTTTTTAATTTCATGGAGATAGTAAGGCATATGAATAGTTATGCTCGTGTCGAGTTTACAGTAAACGACATCGTCAGAAGTGACTTAGTAAAAGAATATATCATTGCTAAGATTAAATCTGAAGATGCTAAACCTAAACAAACAAGGAGTAAACGATAATGTTAGATATTCTATTCTGGATTGCAGTTGGTGCTTTCATCGGCTGGAATTTTCCACAACCCTTTTGGGCGAGTTGGATTGAAACAACTGTAAAAGGTTGGCTTTCAAAAATTAATACAAAATAACTAAAAGGAGATATTATGCAAAAAGTTATTGATTGGTTGAAATGTGTAGGAGCAAAATTGTTTCCTGTTCTTGATACAAATAAAGATGGTGTTCTTGATAAAGAAGACTTTAAGTATCTTGAAAAGAAAACTAAAGACGAGCTCGAAGCACTTGGTCGTAAGATTGGTGTTGAACTAGACAAAAGACAAACCAAAGCAAAGTTAATTGCTGCAATTAAAAAAGCAAAAAAGAAATTAAAGGTGTAAGTGGAGCAGTAAATGGTAAACAACCTCTTCGTTTTCGTAAGAGGAATGCTATTCGCAGGAATGCGAAAGTTGTACCATTTCATCCCTGGCACCTTTATAAAGATTTTACAACAAAGGAGTAAATCAATGTCATTTGACAGAGAGAAACTAAGAGAAGAACTCATTCGCGATGAAGGAGTTAAATTCGAAATATACAACGACCATCTCGGTTATCCTACATTTGGTATCGGACACCTCGTCACAGAAGATGACGAAGAACATGGTAAAGCTGTAGGAACTGCTGTATCTGAAGATCGTTGCTGGGAAGTATTCGATACTGATGTAGAAAAGTTCGTCACGGAAGTGAAGAAAGTATATCCTGATATCGAAAGCTATCCTGATACTGTACAGAGAGTCCTAATCAACATGTGTTTTAACATGGGAGCACCAAGACTTGGTAAGTTCAAAAACATGAAAAAAGCAGTTGAAGCAGGTGACTGGAAACAGGCAGCAATTGAAGGAAGAGATAGTCGTTGGCACAAACAGGTACCAAATCGTGCTGAAAGACTTATGGTTGCACTTGAAGAAGTATAAGGATTTGCTTTTTAAGAAAGTAAAGACTATCATATACAAATATCGACGAAACCAGTCCAAGTGGGATGATAGATTTCATAAGGACAAAAACGGAAAGCCGATTGATATTAAGAAGTAAATATTATGTTTAATCATGTACCAATTGAAGTGGGTAAACTGAAGCAGGTAAATGCTGAAGGTGGGAGATATTATGAAACTCCCACTGGTGCTAAGTATCCTTCAGTGACATCTATTACTAGACTACAAAACATGGAATCTATCCAAGCATGGAAAGATAAAGTGGGTGAAGTAGAAGCTAGTAAAATATCTAGACGAGCACTCGCTCGTGGTAATAAGATACATCACTTAGCTGAGAAGTATTTACTCAACGAGGGTGATTTATCTGACGATTTCAGCAAACAAGATTTCGGTCAGATGATACCATATCTCGATAAAATTAATAACATTCACTGTTTAGAAACTCAATTATATTCAGACCATCTTGAAACTGCAGGTACTGTAGATTGTATAGCTGAATATGAAGGGAAACTAACAGTAATTGACTTCAAGACCTCTGCTAAAATGAAGAAGAGGGAATGGGTCAAAGATTATTTTATGCAGTGTTCAGCTTATGCTGTCATGTATGAAGAAAGGACTGGCACTCCTATTGAAAGAATGCTACTAATCATTAATGTTGAAGACCAAGGCATACAATTACTAGATGCTAAAAGGGATGACTACATTGAGGATTTTTTAGATCTAAGAAAAACTTATAGAAAAATGAAGGAGAACTAAAATGGAAGGAACTCGTTTAACCGACCAAGTGTTCTATATGCGTGAAGATAATGATTGGGTTTTGAAAAGAACTCAAGACTTGTTTAATGACAAGGATGTGGTAGTCTTTGGATTGCCTGGAGCATTTACACCTACATGTTCAGCTTTTCAGTTGCCAAAGTTTGAGGAGTTATATGATAACTTCAAGGACTTGGGTATGGATGAAGTTTATTGTACAGCTGTAAATGATTCTTTCGTAATGAATGCGTGGTTTGACCAACAAGGGATTACCAAAGTAAAACCTTTGCCTGATGGCAATGCTGACTTTGCTAGAAGTACAGGTATGCTGAATGACTTTACTAATAGAGGATTCGGTGAAAGGTCTTGGCGATACAGTATGTATGTTAAGAATGGGGAGATTAAATTACGATATGCCGAGTGGGGATACCCAGAAGCATGTCCAATTCAAGATCCTTTTGAAGTATCTGGTGCTGAAAAAATGCTTGAAGCACTTAAACATATAAAGGCAAATTAACATGGAGTATGGATATTTACAAGCAGGTCTAGTTGACTTTGCTATGGTATTCCTAGTCCTTGTTTTTTTAATTAACACTGGCTGGTTTACCCTATGGGGATTATCAGGTGGACTTAAAAAATTCTTCTCTTTCAAAAAGAAGAACAAAGAAATGGATGATGGGGGATGGTAGAAGATAACTGGAAACTCGGAGAAGAGGGCGATATTATTGACCAATTAAACAGTCCAGAACATAAGATTGATGAATGGTTTATGAACTATTCGGTTGGTTGTCCACATTTTGCTGATGAAGTAAGAGAAGAACTAATCGCACTCAGGGATGAAGAAAGATCGTTAAGGGATGTATATTGTTTGGCAGCAGCATTAACTATTAATGCTCGTGACCTCGTACATGATATCACTCAATCTATTATGGACTTTAATAAGTTAGGATTGAACGATGAACGAGATAATATACTAAAGCTGGTTCATAAAGCTATCAAAGACTTCACAGAGCATGGAGATGGTGACATGTATGGTGCACCAGAACTTAACTTAGTTAATGAAGGCAAGCACTTTATGGAGGGTGATGTGCGTCAAGCAGTCGCCATAGCTATGGGTGTACACCTAAATGACAGACATCCTGATATTGTAAGAATTAGAGAATTAGTGTCACTGATAAAGAGAGTGCATATTTTAATTTAATAAATACTCTTTACATCACGAAAGGAGGTCACTATGAAAGTAGCGAAACAAATCCTTATAATGATAACTCTGTTATTTATGGGAGTAGCAGTATCAATGGCAACTCAAGCATATGCCAGCTGGTCTTACCCCACAATAGTAAATACAGATAAGAAGGCATTTATAGTTTCAATGTCTCTGTGTGTTGACAGTATATACAGGCAAGAACCCAATCATCGTCATTTCCCAAAAGAACTAATTATAGCACAAGCCATACTAGAATCTGGTTATGGTACATCTCGCTTCGCACATGAAGCAAACAATCTATTTGGTATTCGTACATGGAATGAACAAACTCCTCATGTAAAACCAGTCACCCATCATAATGAATGGCATGGCTGGGGTGTCAAAGCATATCAGACTAAATGTCATAGTGCCTTTGACTTAGTAAGGATACTGAACGATTTACACTTTTATGAAAAGCTGAGGGATGCTAGGGATCGAGGTGAGGATGCACATATACTGGTACACTATCTAGAATCATTCTCAACTAACCCAGCATATGGTAAGTTGCTTGAGTCTATTATTAAAAACGACCTGAAATCTTAATAACACTAAATAGTTGTGTCGCAACTGAGAAATGGGTATATATCTCTTCTCAACTTAACTAAATAATAGTATCATAAACAAAGTAAACTAGGAGATACATAATGGCTATAGAAGTCGAAAAGATGGGAGTAGATCCCAACGCAAATTTGAAGACTCAAACTGCAGCAGAAGTAAGAATGCAGAAAGAGTTAGAAAGACAACTGAATAATGACGCAGGTCGAGCAAAAATAATTGAGACCTTTGCGGAAATCCAAGAAGCAGAAGCTAAAGGTGAAACTGTACCATCATGGGAAACAGATGAGAACCAAGAGGAATACAACTTTATCTTTAGAAATGGACAAGAATTTAATGTAATCGCACCAACACTTGAGTTTGCTAAAAAGCAATGCGAGTTATGGCTACAAGATTTTAAACATGTCGGTGAAGACTGGGAAGTTTTTGATGTTGAGATTACAGATCTAGAAGAAATAAAAGACAGATTTTACAAAGCACCAGTAATGAATGGTGGAAACTCTGAAACTGTTGTCGCTACTTTGCCGAATGAAAGTGAAGATTTCGTCAAGGCATTTGAAGCAGAAGATGAAGAGGATAAGAAACATTACTTCAAAATCTTAGAAGATAGTGAAGGCAATGTAATAGGCGAGGTTGAAGTCGATGCGCAAGGCAACGAATTAAAGGCAAAACCTGCTAAGAAAAAGGCAGCAAAAAAGTCTAAATAACACAAAAAAAGACCTAGTTTACAAAGGGGAGTCCGCAATGGCTCCCCTTTTTTGTTATAAGTCATTGATTTCATATAACTAATTAATCTAAAAAAAGAGACGATTTTACTTGACTTTTGGAGTCAATTAGGATACAATTGCTGTATAATTAAATAAAGAGGTAAATATATGACAATTAATATAACTAATAACTACGAATATTCAGGTGTAAATGCTGATGCGTGTGGGGATATTGAAAGAGTTTGTACTTTTAAACAAGGTATTAAACACTATGGTGTTCCAGGGTCTGCTTTTAAGGGTATGACTAAGGTTGCGTCTCTTATGAGAATGCGTGTGTCTGAGGATAAAGATGGTAAAGAGGTCAAAAGACCTACTTATTTCGCTGTTTTTGATGCTGATGAAATGCAGTCTAGAGCGAGAGCGTTTAAAAAGGGTGCTGCATAAGCACCCTCTAAGTGGTTGTATTCATTATGATAAATCTTCAAAAAAAAGTAAAAAAGTTCTTGACTTTTGGTCGTAAATGGAGTACAATCAACTTAATGATTAATAAAAAAAAGGAAAAAAATATGACTTTTAATTATGCTGAATATCGTGATATAATCGAAAATACTTGTGAAGCTGAAAATTCTGAAGGCGATCGATTCGACGCTTATGATAAACTGAGTGGTAAAACTGTATTTGACTTTGACCCAAAAGCTGGTCTTGGTCAATCTATATCTTTCTATAATGATGGTACTAATACTTATTTTGAAATTGGTGGTGCTTATATGAATGCTGGATTGATGATACTTCATGATATGTTATTTGATAATGCTGAGTATAAAAGTATTGTTGATAATATGGTTCGCGAATCTATTGAAGGTCTTAACGATTAATAATAATAAAGGAGAAAAATTATGAGTAAAATGGGTAATTTATATTTAGAGCTGACTGAAAGAGCTCAGGACTTTATCGCTGATTATGCCGATAAAAAATATTTAACATTACTAGATGCTAAAGATGCATTCTTAAATGAAAAAGGTGAGGATGCTGCTGGTGTATTTGATACTGAAGCTGAAGTTGCTTCTGAGTTAGGTATCATATAATGTTAGAAGCAATTCTATACTGGTTGATATTTCCTACACTAGGATTTACAATCTACTGTGCATGCGTGGCTTTATACCTGCATGCCAAAGAAACTTTCGGAGATAATATATGATGAAATATATCGTCACTATTGTTATCGTGTTAAGTTTCTTTTTATATCTAATGTCAAAAATCGGAGGTCTATAAGATGGCAATATTAGTAATAACAACTCAATACATGGAGAACTATGATGTTGACGAGGTATCTGAAGAAGGATACTGGAAATATAAAGGTGGTCATGACTTCATTGTTAATGATGTTGATGTTGATGTTAATAATATTGCGTCAGTGGTGGACGAGATTAGTCCTTTGATTACATATTCTAATAGCATGTCTAGAGAATATGTGATTGACTGGTCAGTAAAATCTGACGACTTCGTACCACAATATGAGAAATCACAAAAAGAATGGTATGATGGTACATTGTACCATGAGCCAAGACTCTTTAAGAATGAAGATGGTCATTGGATCAAGATCAGGAAATTTGATGGTGATCGTGGTGGATATGAATACCATGATAACCTTAACACTGAAGAGGTTATTCACAAATATGAATATAAAAAGGAGAATGCTGCATGATTGATGTACTTGATGAAATAAGATTTTGTAAATCTTTGCTTGGGAAAGACACCCCAATTGATATAGCGAAAAAGCTAAAGGCAAGGATTGCCGAGAAGGAACTGGAAATCCTAGCATTTGAACAGGCTCACATGAGTGAAATGGATGCTAAGATATTACTAGAATCTAAGAGGATATTCACTGATACAGTGATAAGGGACTTGGCACCAAGCAGGAAAAAAGTTGCTAAATTGGCAAATTAGTGCTTGACTTTTAACTTAAAATAGGATAGAATCACTTATATTATGGCATTATTACCAGCATTTTACACCACTACTCGCATGAGTGGTAAATCTAAAGTAAAGAAAAAACCAGGATGGAAACAGCGACAAGCCAAGCATGATGCTTGGTTGCGTGAAAATGGTGTTCATCCTGACCAGCTAAAAGCTAGGAAAAAGGAGTTTGTACCATTGAAGATATCACAGGCTGAACAGGAAAGAGCGAAAGCTAGGGAAGATTATGATAAGAAGTATCCTTCAGTTTCTAATGGTATGCGTGGTAATACAGCTAAGAAAGAGCCAATGGTATATACAGGTACATTGGTGAAAGGTATTGCTCAGATGCATAAATCTAATGCTGTACCGATTATTAATAAGGAGCAGGCAATTGATGTTGCCAAGATGAGACGAGGATGAATACCGAAACTACAATATTACAGGTTCTATTGTATTCTGGGATATTATTATATCTTGGCTATACGATGGGTAAACAAAACCACAGAGAGATTATCCGCAAAACAATTGATGGGTTAGCAAATAGTGGTTTTTTAAAATGGTATTGGAAGGATGGCGAAAAGGAGTTCGTAAAATGGAGGGATCCATATCCTGAAGATATGAAAATCGAGAATGAAAATGATTAAAAAGTTTTTCACAACACTATGGGGACAACCAGATAAAGGCATACATAACGAGCCAGATCCAGATCCAGCTGAATTGTCCATTGATAACGCATATAAAACAAGATGGATCTGGTATCATACTATTTTAGGAATTGAATTGTTTTTGGTAAATGTATTGCTGATTGCTATTCTTGTCGTATTGGCTGTTAAATTATAAAAGGAGTAAATTATGGACCATGTTAAACTACAAAATCGTATCGCTCACTGTGCTGTTCGTAGAGATATCGCAGGACTGAACGATGTTAAGCAGGATATGCTTACTGAACAAGAACGACTAGATCGTTGGTTCAACAAATATCTTCATGTGGCAGGTGACCACTTGAATCCTGATAATCCAAATACCAAAGCATGGTCTTTGTATAATCTAAAAATGTCGGAGTATGGTAAGGTTGAGGATAGACTAACAACTATCAACCATTATCTAAATAAATATAACAATAAAGAGAGAGTATATGAGCGAATCAGCAACGACGGATTTTCCTACTCTATTTGAGAATAGTAAATCTTTCTCTATGTATATAGAGAAAATGGTAAAGGAGAAAGCTGGGATATCTCATCTTGATGCTATACTTGAATATTGTAGCAAAGCAGAGATTGACCCAAAAGAATTAAAAGGATTAATTAGAGGTGCACTCAAAGACAAGTTAGAAGCCAACTATCAGGATTTAAATTTCTTGCCTAGAACTGCAAAGTTGGATGTATAAATGGATGGATATCGTGTATATAAATTGTACATGGCACTTAAACTACATTTCCACAATAAGAAGTATGATGTTTTTACAAACCATGGAAGCATTCGTGGGTCTCGTGAAAAGTTTTACACGAGGAATGATGTTAAATTATTTGAGAGGTTAGGAGATGCGTATAAATCCGATCGTGATATTGTTGACTATTTTGTTTCTAATTTCAGTTATGGTCATGACGCAACTCTATATTCCCGAATCACATCTGATTCCTATTATACCAACTGGTGTAGAGTCCGTGAAGCATTACATAGTACATTCAAGTCCGACCTTGATACTATTACATTACATTTAGAAAAGGAAAAGATGTCGGAAAAAGATTTATATAATTTTAATGGGATTATTCCTGAGTTGATGAAGATGGTTCTTGGTGAACATGTTCATGTACAAACAGTTTGTATCCTAGATAAATTTAAAGGATTCTTTGAGAACTGGCACGACAAAGCAGGAGTTGCTTTTGAAGAAGATGTTCTCAGGATAACGAAGACGAAAGGATTCGTTAAGTTTGAAAAAAACAGATTTGCTGAGACATATAAGTCTTTCAATGATGATTTAATTGAACTAAATACTAATGCTTGATTTTACTTTTAAGAAAATATCAAGTAATATTAAAACATACAACGCATATAAAGCATATTTAAGGAGTAAAAATTATGGTTGATTTAAACAGCTTGAAGTCGTCGTCTATGGCAGACTTCTCAAAAATATCTGGAGAGTTCGATAAAATCGCAAATCCCCAGACATCCCAAAAGCAAGGTCCAGATGAAAGATACTGGAAACTTGACCCAGATAAAGCAGGAAACGCAACAGCAGTTATTCGTTTTCTACCTCGTGTAGAAGGTGATGAGTTGCCTTGGATTCGTGTTTTTTCTCATGGCTTTCAGGGTCCAACTGGTAAATGGTATATTGAAAACAGTTTAACTACATTGGGTGAGAAAGACCCTGTGGGTGAATTGAATTCAAAGCTATGGAACAGTGGTTCTGAAGCTAATAAAGATATCGCTCGTAAACAAAAAAGACGATTGTCATATATTACTAATGTCTTGATTGTCAGCGATCCAAAACATCCCGAGAATGAAGGACAGGTCAGACTGTACAGGTTTGGTAAAAAAATCTTTGATAAAATCATGGAGAAAGCTAGACCTACATTTGAAGATGAAAAACCAGTAAATGTATTTGACTTATGGCAAGGAGCAGACTTCCGACTTCGTATGAAGAAAGTTGCTGGCTTCCCTAATTATGATGAAAGTCAATTTACTGATGTGAAAGCAGTTCCAGGGTCTGATGAAGAGTTGGTTGGCATTGTTGAAAAACAGCATAAGCTATCTGAGTTCGTCGCACCAGACCAGTTCAAATCTTTTGAAGCACTTTCAAAAAGATTGATGGAAGTTCTTGAGGATGAAAACGCAGGATTGGGAACAGCAGAAGATGCAATTCTTGAAACTGTGGCAGCAGCACCTGCACCTAAGAGTGCTCCTGCACCTGAGCCAGTCGCAAAGGCTGAGCCAGCAGCACCTAGTGCTGAACAGGAAGAAGATGTAATGTCTTACTTCCAAAAAATAGCAGACTCTGAGTAATACATTCAAAATCTGCGGAAAGGGGGACTTCGGTTCCCCTTTTCTTTTTTTATGAAAGGAAAAATATGAAAGAATGGTTTGATGTAATTATGGATCCCACAAAGAATGCTCTATCAGGATTAAATTTTCAAGTTAAGTTTATGTCTATGCAGATATTAGCTTGGTTATGGTCAGCAGTGTTTGGTATCTATATAATAGAAAGCATATATGCCTTTGGTATATCTGCTGCAGCACACGCATTACTAATTACAGCGACTGTATTGACTGCAATTTATTTTAAAGAAGTAAATAAAGAAAGGTACAGTCAAAGTCTAAGAGGTAAAGGTGGAGAACATGAGTAAGAAGGAAAGAATATTTTGGTTTATAATTGGACTCTTACCCTTTGTGGGTCTTTTTATAGCTTGGTACTTAGGATATGTCCCACTATAAAGACGACTTACATGTATTCACTGTATCTTTTATAGTGCTTCCTGATACTAAAATGCAATACCAAGATGTTCATGAACATACTTATGGTGGTGCTGGAGAATTTATTAGAACACACTCAAAACAACACCAAGTAAAAAGTATTGCCTACAAAGAATATTGGGGACCGAGTGGTTTGATTAATGGGGAGAGGAAGTTTCCTTAACTTGCGTATTTCTGTCCAAACTGATACAGGTTATCGCCATTCTTAGTACTCTTAGGAAATTGTAAGCCAGTACTATTAGAATTGGTATTATTTGATACATTAGTATTATTCACAACAGTAGTATTACCACCACCACCAGCTAATCCTTCAGGAGTTAAATCTAACAATGGTCTACCATCCAGTGCCATGTCATTCTCAATACCTTTCCCCATGTCTTCTATACTGACACCATTAACAGTACTAATAGGTGTGAAGTTTAGTGCATCTGCATTTCTCTCATCGAAATCTTTTATCTTCTGTTCTGCGGAAGTTCCTTCACCAGCTGGTGCACCTTCACCACCTTCTACTTCTGTTTCGCCATCTCTGAATGGGAAAAATCCACCAAAGGATACTTCTGTACCAATAATTGGAATCTTAAATGAGAAAGCAGGAATACCAAAATTATCCATGATAGTATCAAAGAAACTGTAAACCTTTTCTTTCAAACCATCAAAGCCAAATAATCCAGCTACAGCATCAAGTATATTCAAGAAGAACTTCGGTATGATTAATATTAAATCAAAGAAGAAGTCAGATATATTTTTGAATAATCCTTCGCCATCGGTATTGGTAAATATATTCATTAATGAATTAAATAATTCTAGGATGGGTCGTATTGGTGCCATGATTATATTTGTCATAAACTCTACAATATGAGATATGAAACCTGCTATACCATCTATTAGTTTACTGAACATACTGGCGAATGAGAAACTATTAAGCATCTCTGCTGCTTTATCAAACCCAAACATACCAAGTACCCAAGCAACTGCTCCTTTAAGCATATCAAGTGGACCAAATATTAATGAGTTGAATAAACCTTTAACAGCTCCAGCGATACCACCTATAATACCACCTTCAGCGAAACCTGCTAATGCTCCTTTGATTGTATCAAATAAAGTGATAATAATTAATAGTGGTAAAAATACCTTTGAAGCAACTTTGGCTACAGCACCAATCGCCTTACCAAAGGTTGATATTGATGTCATGATACCTCTGAAGAAACCACTTATTCTACCAAAGATACTTACACCTGTTGAAACTGATTTGATTGCTCCCTTTAACATCTTACCCAACGCAATAAATGGTTGGAATAAAATAGATAAACCTTTCATAAAGTTTTTTAATGCCTGAGGAGTTTTTCCTAATGCACTTGCACCACCTGATGATTTGAATAACCCAGTTAGTGGTTTAAGTAAATTAGAAAAACCTGTTCGTATGGCTGTACCGAAACCTTTAACAGTTCCAGTTAAACCTCTGAATAATGCTCTTATTTGTACTTGAAGTCTTGCAGGTGTGAATGCTTTTGCGAATAGACCAATAGTTTTAAGTTGAGCAGCAATAAGACCGATTAGTGAACCAATAACAACAGCAAGGACTTTACCAAACTTGCCTAATTTACTGAACGCAGATTCTTCTCCGCCACCACCACCATCATCTTTCTCGGCTTTACCTGCCAATATTTCTAGATAACCAGCCATAGCTGTAAAGACTTTCATCTGCTCGCCAGTTTCTTCTTTACTGGGCATCATCTCTGCTATTTTATCACCAATAAGATTAGCCAACTCCTCGTTCTTAGGAGTAGCTTTCCTTCTATCTGGTAATGCGTCCTTATCGGATGGAGTCTTTTTTACTCCTTTATCTTCTTGTGGTAGTGCCATCTAGTTTCTCATCTTTAACTTTTGTTGTTCGTGTTTAGCTTTTTCTTCCTCTAAGTGTTTATGAAGCATAGTCGTATATATCTCTCGCTCGAATGGATACATATTTTCCAGCTCAGTCAAGGAATATTTGTGATGTTGCATTAAAGCGAAGTTCGTCTTATAATGGTTCATCAACGACTCATGGCTGAGCATTATCCAAAAAAATTCTGTAAACCCTCCAAAGTTCTCTGATGAACTTTGCCACAATTAGGACAAGTATATTCAATTTTATGAGTCATCTTTGGCATATGCTCAAAGAAATCTCTTATCTTAGAAAACTGGTCAGAAGTAAGATTGTTAATAAAATCATTTACTTCTTCAACAGATTGTTCTTGAATATAATGGAGTTCGTCTCCTTCATAAATAACTTCCATTGAATCCATTATAATATCAAATACTTTATCAGGATCGCTATCTTGATTTAATCCTTGATATTTAATAATAGTTTCCAATGTAGGATACTTCATTACAACTCCTACATCTCCCCATAAGTCTATTCTTTTATTGTGTCCTTCTGGGAAAGTGACAGGTATCGAGGTAATATCTACCGATAATTTTACTTGAGCTTTGGGGTTGTCAACACAACCAGCTTCTTCATTATCGCATTTACCGATTATCTCAACTATCTCACCTACAGATTTTCCTCTCATCTGAGCGAAACAATATTCTAGGTCGAAAGTTGCTAATCGTTTAACTTCTATTTCTTCTTGTACACAATTAGTAATTAATTCACGCAAGGTATTAACCATTGTCGTTTCATTTTCTGATTGCATAGCAAGCATCAATGCCTTTTCGTCTTTAACAACGAATGGTCTAAATTTTACTTCTTGACCAGTAGAAGGAATTGTGAGTGGATGTAAAGCACTCGCATGTTTAGGTAAAGCCATTATTTGTCTCCTTCAATCGGGACATTCTTCATGTCCTTAATTAGTTTATTCAATTCAGTTGTTGAGCCAACATAGATAGAATTATTTTGAACTCCTGGAGCTCTCTCTTCTTTCTTGCCTTCTAACTTCTGTTTTTGCTGATGTAAATCTAATAGCTGTTGATTTATGTCAGCCTGTTGTTTCATGAGATTGCCTACAACTTCAAACGCACGAGGGTGTTCTGATTGTTTAGCTATCTCTAATGCATGATTAAGTGCTTCTTGACCTTTGTTTAAAATCGTTAATAGATTTAAACGAGTAGTATCATAATCACTCTCAATCTTTGCTTCTTTCGGGTCATATCCCGACATTACATTTGCTGCATCATCTACAGCAGATGGTAATTCATTTGCCTTAGCAATTATATCTTGATGCCCAGGAAGTATATCAGTTGGGCATGCTGCATCAGGATTATATACTGGTGTCCCATCAAATCCTGCTGGAAGGTCAAATACCTTGCCTAGTCCTTTATCAATTTTACTCATTAGTTCCTCTTACCAAATTTTCTTCGACCTCTGGCATTATTACCACCATAAGTCACATAGCCACCTGAATGGGTGACTGGGTTGCCTTTGCCATCTGTTACAACATTTTGAGGTATATCCTCTTCAATTCTATCAATAATTCTTGGCTCTTGTCTAACACCTGTTGGTGGATCGCCAACTTCTGCTGGCAATTTACTCTTAGCATACTGAGCACCTCTCCAATATCTGTAGGAAAGTGAAACTCCAATCTTCATTGCATCTTTACCTTCAGCAGTTAGCTGTATAGGATTTAATGTTTTAGGATATGCTTCATATAAAGTACATCCATAAATTTGTTTATCTGCTTTATCTAAAACAAATATAGTAATATCTTTTGTGTAGTTTTTATAATAGTTAAACTTTCTTGTGACTGGATCTATAATTTGTGATGTCCAGTTATCCCAATATGTTTTTACTTTCATTGGGCGATCTACATAAAACTCTAAGTTGATTGCTTCAAATAATCTTTCATAAGGCATCTCTCTATATTCACCAAATGTTCTTGCTGGAGTGGTAGAGTTATTGATTCCTGGAAGTTGTGCTTGAGAGCAATACATTAATAACATGCGTGACATGTCTGGACCTTCAAAATTAGGAAGGACAACAGCATATCTGTTTACTACAGCTAATCCCTCTTTCTTAACTTGAGAGGTAAAATCGTTGAGTGTAGTCTTTGGTGCTTCTTGAAAATTATCAGCCATACAACTATTTAGTTAGATTCTTTTGTATTCTATGTTGGGATCGCCAGTTATTTGCTCCATTTTATCGTAAGCAAGTCCTGGAGGGATGTCTAAATATCTCCTATCAAAGTCAATCAGGAGTATTAGTCGGTGTTCGAAGGAATAATTATGAGCAGAATGAGTATATTGATTATTAAAACCGAAGCAATCAGACCAATCCACCTCTGAACCATTTACCTCTAAGAATATATCTCCCTTGGGTATATGTAGTGGTATATGTACTCTCAGGTGATGTCCACGACGATTCTCAGGTCCAGTATGCCTATGTATTACCGAATCCTTTACTAATATGCTATAATTAGCGATAGGAACGACTTCTTCATACTGCTTTAATATCTTATTTGCTGTAGGATACTGGGGTCTGGCTTTCTCTCCTTCTGTATCACGATATATTGTAGAGGGTGGTTGGTATTTTAAATATACATTTTGCCATGCGTCTAGCTTTGCTGGTTTCTTATCTTTACTACCTGAAGCATGACCCATACTATCCCTACTCATTACAGGCACAGCTTTATTATCTAACACCCATTGTAATTTTTTATCCATGCTCCACTTTTCATCTAAGTGACCAACGAGGTCATTTATTAGATTATCTTTCTGAGCAGATAACTCATCAAATATATTATCTAACTTAGGATACTCTCCTCGTTTAAATATCTTTTGTTCTTGTATTTCTCGTAGTCTTTGTTTTGGTATTTCTGACCACCATGGCAAATTAATCATTATCTATTGCTCCTGACTTCCAACTTGGATTTAATACTTCCCCATCTCGTTCGTAGTCAACCAGATATTTATCTGTACAACCAGTGAGGTCTTGTAGTTTAGTTATGTAATAAGATGTGGGTATGCCAAGGAATGGTCTATATAAATCTAGTATCATGACCAATCTATGTTTACCTGTTCTGTTGTGTGCTGAATGTACGATTTGATTATTAAATGCGAAAGGTGCTTCGCTAAATTGTATCTCCTCGTCATTTACCTCTAGGAATATATCACCTTCAGGAATATGGAGGGGAAAGTGTAATCTTAAATACTTACCATCTTTATTTTCATGACCAGTATGACGCAGTACAACTGAGTTTGGGGCAATCATTGAGTAAGTAATTACATTTATCCATTGTTCATATTTTTCTAAAATAGATCTTAACACTGGTAATCTATCACGATTCTTTTTCATTCGCTTTTCCATTACACCTTTACCAGCTTCTCCTGGATTCCAAATTAAATTAAAAGCATGCCAACTGTCGAGGTTTCTCTTACCTAACTGTTTATTTCCTACATTGGCTTCTTTCGCCACCTTATACCCAGCAGTTTCAAATACAGGTAAAGTATCCTCTTCATACATTTTATTTAATCGTTGTTGTATATTGTCTCCTTCATAGGGAAGTAATACTTCTTCTAGTAAGGCAGGGCAGAGGGGGAGTATGTGGTCAAAGACTTCATCTAACATAGGGTATTCGCCATGTCGGAATATTCCCTGTATTTTTGAGTTGTGTAATTTTTCTCTAGACCACTCTGCGTATTCTGGCAGTTTCATATAATATTATCCTTGTGCTATTTCTAAACTTTCTCTCCAAACACGATCCCTAGTAGCACCTGAAAATCTTTCAACTGGTAGCATCATAGCAGTATTCCAGTTGGCTGAGTTTACTTGTAAGAATTGTGATTTTACTTGTGTCTTTAAATATTTTTTTACAGCAGGTCTGCCGAGTGCTAACCTTGACGATCCTCGTATAGTGTTCCATTGAAACTTCAATCGTGTAGTATCGTCCATCTTTTTGTTTGATGCGTATGTCATCAATCTATCTAACAATCTAATGCGTAATAGGTATGGTAGATAATGCATGTTTAAACCTAAGAAATACTCTGATTGTATTTCAAAAGGAAACACCAAAGGGAATCTATCAAAGTATGGTAATGTATCAGCACCTTTGGCTTCATATTGAAACATATACATCCTGCCAGGAAGTAATCGTGTAGAACGACCTGCTTGTTTCATTATTGCCTTTGGCTGAGGTCGCAGTTGACGCAACCTTACAACTTCTTTATTAAACCATCCTCTGCTTTTCTTAGCAATGTCTGGGTCAGTTGCTGCCTTATCGAAAAAAGTTTGTGTTGGTGTTTTAGCCACTTATCTTTCCTAGTCGTTGAAGCATAAGTTTGTTTGCTTCATGTAGTTTTTCTATTGCTTCTTTTGACTGACCACGATATGGTACAGCCATAAACTCTTTAATCATTTGAGCATTGATAGACTTACCATCTATCCATACATCGCCAAGTATTCTACCGAACTTACCAGTCTCGTAATCCTTGTATGTTTTGATTGAAAGATTCTTACCTTTTTTTAATGCTTCAGTCAAATATTTCTTAGCTAAAAGACCTCGGATCTTTTCTTCTTTATTTCTTGTTCTTGATTCGGGTGTATCGATACCAAACATTCTCACTCTAGACTTATACATTATATCAAATCCTATATCAATAATAACATCAATGGTATCACCATCGACTATCTTTGTGACTTTATGTATTCTGTATGAAAAATCAGTTGGATCTCCCAGTTTTGGTTGGGGCATAATATCTCCTTTTTATTCTACTATTTAGTCTTTTTATCTAGACCAGTCTTCCATGTAAGACCTAATTCATCTTCAGTCAATATAATGAACTTTTGACCACGATCTAATGCGTATTGTTCTGCTGCTTTCCACTTGGCTGCATTTACAGTATATGCTTTTGACTCAGCCAAATACTTTTTTGTCCTTCTTCCAGTAAATTTAGGAGGTGAGCATTGTACTTTTGGTTTTATTTCAACTAAATAGGTGTGTATCTGGTCATGTTTATTTTTGACTTTTATTGTAAAGTCTATAAAGTATCGATGCAATCGGTTATCTACTGGCGATCTATAAGGCACAACTGTTTCTTCAGATCTCCATTTTAACACATGATTAGATCTATCGCACCAAGAAGCGAAACGAGTTTCCCAACTAGAACGCATAATAATGTTCGTTGGGTTTCCTTCGTACTTCTCGGGATTTAATGGGGTGTATTTTCTTTTGTGAAACATAACTAAATATATCCTATACAACTACTATTTAGGGGTCAAATATACATGTCATCAGCAAGGGGTGCATCATTAAAAAACGCTGGGTCGGTCACGCACTCACATCACAGTTCCACATCATCAACAACTACTACTCGTACAAGTCAAGCAGTAGTATCTGATGAGGATCTAAATGATGCAGTAGAAGAAACGAATAAGAGTCCTTCTTATGCAGTCACGCACTTATCATATCCAGAAGATATACTAAATGTCCCAGATTATGGTGGCAATTATGTTATGTTCTTTATTAATGAAAGGCAAGAATCTAAGATAGCACAAGACACATCAAGAGTACTTGAGGATGTAGATCCAGGTGTTGGTCGTGCTATTAATGGTGCTGGCTTCAGTAATTTTGCTGCCATAGGAAGTAGTTTCCTAACAGGAGCAGGTGCTGGTGCTTTACTTGGTGGATTATTTTCAGGTGCTGCTGGTGGGATTTCAAAAGGTGCTGCTTCACTTGGAGCAGCAGGTGCTGTATCAACAGGAGCATTAGGAAACTTTGACAGTTTAAATCCTTCAGCACTCGGTAAGAAGTTTTCCAAACCACTAAAAAGAATGAAGCATGCTATCGCTTTACACATGCCTAACAACTTTGCTATTCGTTCTGGTGCTCAGTATGAAGAAGCAGAAACATTTATGACTCAAGCATTTATGCAAGGTGCTGATGTACTTGCTGCAGGTGCAACTGACTTGGTAAAAAACTTGTCAAGTAAAAAACCTGCATCAGAATCTATAGCAGGTCTAGTAAATGATTTAACAGCAGGATCTGCTGGTGTTGCTCAAGCAGCAGCATTACAAAATATTCCAGGAAGTGAAGCAATACAAGCCATGGCAGGTGTTGCTCCTAACCCGAAAAAAGAACAAATATTCAAGAACATGGACTTTCGTACCTTTCAGTATGACTACCAGTTCTTCCCTCGCTCTGGCGAAGAGTCAAACAATATACGAAATATTGTAAACACATTTAAATATCACATGCATCCTGAGTTTAAAGATGATGATGGTTTCTTATACCTATATCCAGGAGAGTTTGAGATATTCTACTATATTGGTGACTCTATAAACCCATATATACACAAACATACATCAGCTGTATTAAAAGAAGTGAATGTAAACTATACACCACAGGGTCAGTTTACTTCGTTCGATAATGGAGCTCCTACACAAATTAACATGACATTATCCTTTCAAGAACTATCTATCCTTACTAAAGGGCATCTTGGGGCGATGGGTGAAACTCCTCCAAAAGAGCAAACCCCAGCAGATGGTGTTGAACCAGATATGAGTCAATAATGGCTGATACATATTTTAAAAAATTCAACGAGATATACTACATTACACGAGAAGGTAATGAAGAGAAGCTCAAAGTACTTACTGATATCACAACCAATGTAAGACTTAGAAAACAAATACTACAAAACATAACTGCTTATGAGTTTTATGACATAAAGCAGTATGAAACAATCGAAAACTTAGCTGAGAGACTTTATGGGGATCCTAATTTACACTGGATCCTTATGCTCATCAATAATCGCTATGACTATGTAAATGACTTCCCACTGGAGCATGATGCTCTAACTGCTATGATAACTGCTAACTATGCATCGCCTGATACTGTCAAATGGTATAAGAAAGATGGGTTGGTAGTTGATTCTTCAGTAGCAGGGTCGATTGGTCAAACACATCGTGAATATGAGATGGAAAGAAACGAAGCCAAGAGGAGAATAAAGATCGTCACTCCCACACTAGCTATGCAGATAGTGCGTGAGTTTAAAAAAATGGAAATATAGATTATGGCACAGGCAGGAGTCGCATTCGCTGGTGATGTAACAATTAATGCAATTGAGTTAGTCGCTGGTGGTTCAAAAATAGATATAAGAGAGCAGGTTCTAAGTATTGAGCTGTTCGAAGATATCTTTTCCCCATTCATCACAGGTAAAGTAGCAATTACTGATTCGCAAGATCTAATCAATCGTATGCCACTTATCGGTCAAGAACTGATACAGATAGATATACAAACACCTGAGATGGATAAAAGTAAATTCAAAGGTACATTCTACATATTCAAACTGACTGAGAGAATAAGTCTTGGTGATACTGAGACTGGGTATGTGCTTCACTTCATTAACAGTGATGCTGTGAAAGATAGAAACAACAGTATCGATGCTGCCAAAAAAGGTTTCTGTAGCAATATCATACAGGACTTGGTAGCCGAAGATGCACAAGGATTAAAGAGTACTAAGCAACTGAACATGACACCGACTGTAAATGGTACTCGCTTTATATGTAATGGTTGGTCGCCGACAAGAGCCATCGATTTCGTCACGGAACGAGCAATAAATAAAGAAGGACACGCTGACTATATCTTCTTTGAAAATAGAGATGGCTATAACTTCCTTGGCTTATCAGAACTGTACAATGGACCAGTGATACAAGAATTTATTGAAGATAACCAGTCACCTGATGGGTCAGATGCGGATGAGTCTTACAAAAGAATCAGTAAGATGTTTATGCATGAAGGATTTAATTTCTTTGAACGACTTCGACAGGGTGTGTTTATCAACAAACTGAGAAACTATGATATGACAACCAAAACCTATACCAAATCCAATTACAGCAGTTTGGCTCAGTTTAAAGAACGCAGTCATCTAAACAAATATCCACTGAGTACTCCTGATGTTATCGCCAACGAAAATGCATCCAGCTTTCAACTACTCACTCATGAGAATATGCATAAAGGTTTCGGTGATACATCGGTAGAGCGTTCACTCCTACAAAGAACATCAGCCATCGCCAATACTCGTGCTTTCGTACTGAATATCGAGGTTCCAGGCAGAATGGACTATACTGCTGGTCGAGTGGTGAATTTATCTACATTTAGAAAAGAAGCCACGGATAAGGATACTGATATGCTCGATCCTATGTTCTCAGGGAATTATCTCATTGGCAGTATCGGTCATGAAATCACTTCCAAAGCTCATACCTGCTCGATGGAGATCTTTAAAGACAGTATGCTAGTTGACCTAGCAAAACTGCGGGAGAGTGCTTAAAATGGCTAAAATGAGTCTTTATACAGGTGTTGTAGAGAATAGAAACGATCCTCTCAAGCTGGGTCGAGTCAAAGTAAGAGTCCACGGAGTCCATAATACCGATATTGCTATACTGCCTACTGAAGATTTGCCGTGGGCGATCGTTATCCAGCCTACTTCCAGTGCTGGTATCTCTGGGGTCGGCTATAATCCTGGACTGGTTATCGGAAGTATTGTAGCAGTTTGTTTCACGGATCCAGATGAGCAAATGCCGATTGTACTCGGGAGTGTTCCTGGAGTACCGCAAGATCCAGTCGAAAAAGAGGGTCTCTCATATAAAAAGAACAGTAAAGCACTCGACTTCCTCAACAATATCACGGAGGGCGAAGATGGGGAACTCGTAGAGAGCTCGGCACCCGAAGGTTCTAGCAATAGCGAAACCACACTCGAAGAAGCTCGTCCAGTCACGGCACATAAGGTCTCAGAAGAGGGACTCGAAGAGGTTAAGAAGAATTATCCATTCAGTTCAGCTCCATATAAAGACTCAGATGGCAAGTTTACTATCGGTCATGGACAACAGACATGGAAAGGCAGTCCAGTCACATTAACTTATCCAGGAGCAGTATCTGCAACTGAAGCTGCATCTGAGCTCGAAAGACATATCAACGCACCCAGCGAACTCAAAGGATTACTCGCAAAGAATATTCGTAAGCCAGTCACAAGCAGTATGTATGACGCATTGGCTTCATTCGCACATAATCTCACTCCTGAACAACTACGAACAGCTTCTCCCATAGCACAATTAAACAGTGGTAAATTCGAATCTGCAGCCAATTTATTGGCAAATTATAGTAAAAAATCGGGAGATTTAACTGGTATTTTGAACACTCGACGAGCATCGGAAGCGACCAGTTTTCTTTCAAAAGGCATACCAACTAATCTCGGTATCAATAAGCTGAGTGACACCGCACTAAGTGTAGGTGATGCGAATATCGACGGCAGTGTGTTTACAGGCAAAGCTGGAAACCTTTTGCAGTATAAGGGTTTCGGACTGGCTACGCAAAAATACAGTTATCCCAAATATACTAATGAGAGTGACTTGAGTCGGCTGGTAAGAGCTGAAGAACTGGATAAGACCTCCGTGTATGTGAAGGAAGCGTCGCGATTTGTGGGGGTTCAAAAAGCAGTGTCTGCGTTGTTGTCTTCATCTGATGAAACAAATTCAAGCAGAGAGACTTGGGACACGACTGATGTGCCATATAATGCTGAGTATCCTTACAACAAGGTGCTACAATCAGAGACAGGTCACAGCATAGAACTCGACGATACTCCAGAAGCTGAGCGACTTTCGTTGTTCTCTGCTCCAGGATCCTTTCTTGAATACGACCATAATGGGACACTCGTCGACCATGTGGT